TTTAGCCATAACTTTCTGTATGCGATCATGAACATACGTACCATTATCCATATTAACGACGCCCATAGCATCGGTTTCATTTTCAAATTCAGCACCAGTAAAAGCAATGAACCAATATCTAGGACAGTTACCGTTACCATAACCAACACCGCTAGGACTAAAAGTTTTCTTTTGTGTAAATTCATTTGGTCTCTTTCCTTTCAAAACTGCTTCTTCATACATCTCAGCAAACTTTATTGGATCAAAACCTTCTGGGTTTGATATTTTTTGAAATTTAAGGTTTGCTATTATATCTCTAGCCATTATGCTCCATATCTTGCAGAATACTTAAGAGCATCTACTAGTCTATTAATTGCTTCTTCTGCTGTGTAATATACGTTCTTCTTTTTTGCATTCTCCCCACCTTTTTCAAAGGTAGTGTAGTATCTTGACATGATTGCAAATTTTGCTGCAAGTGCTTGCATTTTAATAATAAGATCTGGAGCTTTAGATGATGGAACGTCAGGTTTTGCAATTAACTTAATAATTAAGTCAAGGGCATAATCAAGGTCTTTATCATTCATAAACTCTTTCATATCGTTGAACTCAGTAAGTTCGCTAATTAATTCAATTGTTGGTTTTTCCATTATTCCATAATCCTAACGCAGAACTGACATGGGTCTCCACCATCTTCCCATTCTTTTTCTTCTTCTTCGGTTAATGAAGGAACACCATCGTGTGTTGCACAAAAAACATCTGTGATCCATCCACGCTCTACACCATTATCAAACCAAATTTGAAATTCATCTAAATTTTCATCAGTTACCATTATGTGTCTCCCAACACTCTACCATTTGTTCAAACAACGCCCATTCAATTACTGCTAAACGAGTTTTTGTTCCTTCTCCACCTAAAATTAATTTAAGTACTGGATATTTATCCCTGCTAACTTTAAAAGTATCTGTACAAATTTTTGCCCAAATTTCCTTTGAAATCGAGATGGACTTTGAATACTCTTTATAATCAACCACGAAATCATGCCATTGAGCATCACCTTTTTGATAAGCACCTCTGCCACTATTTTTTTGGGCTTTAGCTGCATCACGTTTTATTTCTCCTCTTTCTGACATTAAATAACCACGCTAGATTCGTGACCTTGTGAGCAAGTCCAATGTATCCTATTATTAAATCTATCAATGTAGCCCTCAAAAACAACTTCTCGACAATCATCAAATTGACATGAAAATGAACCACTTGCTGGCTCCATGCTTATCGGTGATTTATTTTTAGATTTATTTAAAAATTGCTCAAGATTTGTCATATATTTTTTCCTGCAAATCTTTTACTATTTTTGGATTATTTTTAAGGTACTCTACAACTTTTGCACGACCTTGAATACGTTCTTCACCTACAGTATACCAAGCACCGCCTTTTTGAATGATACCCATCATTTCTGCAACATCTGCAATTTCACCAATTAGATCTATACCCACAGTTCCCCCTTGGTAATAAAAGTCGTACTGTCCCGATAGATTTGGGGGGCCGAGTTTGTTGTAATCAACAATCCAATTAACTGGTCTTCCGACTTTTTGTTCAATGATTTTGTCGCCCACTTGAATGCCCGATTTAATAGCATTTGCTTCAGCTTCAGAAGACCAAAGCTTAATGACTGTGGAAGAAAAGAACTTGACCGCCATACCACCTGTGGGGATGTGACTAGCATGCATAGATCCAAATTGATTTCGTTGTTGTGAGATGAGAACAAGTAGTGTGTTTTTATTTGCGTAGTTGAGCATTTTGACTGCATGTGTCATATCCTTTGCTTCTGCACCAATTTGTTTGGTGTCTTCTAATTTTTTTAAATCCGTACTATCTTTTTCAAAATAAATTGCTGGAAGTAATGCTGAAATTGAATCAACTACAATTAAATCAACACCCGCTTCCATAAGTTGCTGTGCCACATCAACCATGTCATTAATTGATTTGGCTGGAGAATAAATAAGTTTATCAGAATCAACACCTAATTTTTTGGCCCAGTCTGCTGAATAAGATGCTTCTGCATCAATCCAAGCACATGTCTTACCATTTTTTTGAGCTTCTGCAATCATTTGTAAACAAAATGATGATTTACCAGCAGATTTATTGCCCCATACTAAAACTTGTCGACCATAGCCAAAACCACCTTTTAGTGCTAAATTTAATCCAATGCTAGGTGTCTTTTGTTTTTCTACGTCCACCGTTGTTGCTAGTTGTACTCTTGCTCTTGTTTTTGGGTCCAGCTTTGCTAGAATCTCTTCCGCTATCATTCATGCTCTTTTCTAATTCAGTTGCTACTTCTTTTATCTCTTTGTTACGACTAGATAAAAGCGTATCTATTATGCTATAGATAGCCTTCTCATCCTCTGCTCTGATAACTAGCAGATACTCATTTTCTGTACCTTTTAGGACATATGATTGAGCCATATATCTATATTATACAGTATTTATTCAGTTTCTGCTTGATTCTCTACAGATTCACTATCTATTAATGTAAAGGTAAGCGATTTATTTTCATCATCTTGGTTTACAGCAATAAGCTTGTTTGAATAATCAGACAACAATACATTTATTGGTATCTCAATTGATTCCAATTGTGTAAGAATTGCTGCACAAATTTGTTCAATATTAATTTGAATATTTTCATCTTTATCTATTGTTTCTTCATTAACATCCATTATATTATCTCCTTTATGTATAATGTGCCATCATCCATTTTATCAATGGCAGGATCACAAATGTGTCCTGGTTTCATTTTGCCCAAAGCTTTTGTGTACATCTTTGGGAATGCTATAACTCGCTCAAGGTTTTTATCTGCATCAGATAAAATAACGTGAGCCATCATTTTATTTGCCTTCGTTTTATAATGTGTAAAATCTAAGACCAGACGCTTTCCACTTTCTATGTTTAACTTATCCTTATATAACCAATGGACAAATGGTGCATCAACTTTATTTACTACATCATCAATTGTAATATATTGGTGAATACGATTATCTCCTACTAAGAAGAAGTACATCATACCTGGTTCAATCTTTGTATTAACATCATGGAATATTCCTACTGCTCCCGTGTCATCTACTAATTCTACTCTTGCCCATGTTGGTCCCTTTTTAATAGACTTAACCATAGCTAAAATTACGTAACATCCCTGTTCAAGAAAATCTTGTAGTGGATTAACCTGAGATTTAATCTTAGGTGATAATTTTCCAGTATCAAATTTAGGAATATTTAAATACTCATATAAATTCTCATTTTCTTTTCCCGTTCTAAGGTTGTCTGGGAATGCAGCAGCACCAATCATATTAAGAGATTCAATAGCTCTTGCATTGACTCCACTTCCCTTTTCTTTTGCTTTAGACATAAAATCTTCATAATTATTAAATGGACGTGATGCAGTTATTTTGCTACCAATATTGTCTGAAATATATTTGATATTAGACAAACCAAATCTTATTGAGTTGCCTTGAATGCTGAAGTCAAGCTCAGATTCGTTAATATGAGGGAGTAACACTTTAATGCCCAAACGCTTAGCCTCCAGTAGATAGTCCGTCCTGGCATCTTTATCTTTTTCGTTTTTGAGAACGGCAAACATAAATTCAAGAGGGTAATAAAACTTGAGCCAAGCAGTGTAATAAGAGAGCATAGAGTAAGCAATAGCATGAGAGCGATTAAAAGAGTAACCCGCATGAGCCTCAAAATCATGCCACAATTTGTTAGCATCCTCACCCGTAATGTGTTTACTTGCACCTTGAATAAATTGATCTTTGAATATATCGAATTCTTTTGCATCTTTCTTCTTTCCAATAATTTTACGTACTTTATCTGCATCTGCCCATGTCATTCCACCTAAATGCACACATGCTTGCATAACTTGCTCTTGATAAATAATTACTCCATACGTTCTGGCAGTAAATTCTTGCATAATTGGGTGTGCATATGTAGTCATTTCTTCCCCACGCTTACGCTTGATATATGAAGCACCTACTGTATTCATTGCACCTGGACGAACTAGAGCATTAGATGCAGCAAGGTCTTCAAAATTATCTACTCCCATTTTCATTAATAGGTTTGTATACGGAGTTGCTTCTGCTTGAAAAACACCCTTTGTAAATCCACTTGATAACATTTCAAATACTTTTGGATCGTCTAGCGGTAGTGATTTTAAATCAATCTTTTTCTTTTTAACATGTTCAATTGTTCTTATTGTATCATCAATAACAGACAATGTTTTAAGTCCAAGCACATCTAGCTTAATTAGACCTAAGTCTGCAGTTTGTTCCATATCATATGCAACAACGGGTATACGACCTGATACTGAATCATCTGGATCTTTGCGTGTTTCAATTGGAACATACTTGCTGATATCGTCTTTTGCAACTACAACTCCTGCAGCATGCATTCCATTGCCACGAATTTTTCCACGTAATCGTGAAGCATACTTAGTTACTTCTGGATATTTTTTCCTAAATTCTTCGGTGGACGGACTGGACTCATATTCTTCAAACGTCTCAACACCCTTAAGTGCCTTATTAACTTCACCAAGTGGGATAAGGAATGCTCTAGCAACGTCACGAATAACTCCTTTGTCTTTAAAATATTGATATGTAGAAATAGATGCTACGTGCTTAAATTTCTTTCTTAGGTATTCTTTTACTTCTCCACGACGACGGTCCATAAAATCTGTATCAATATCTGGAAAGTCATTACGTTCTGGATTAATAAAACGGAAAAAAAGTAAATCAAATTTAATTGGATCTACATCTGTAATTCCAAGTAAATAACATACTAAAGATCCAGCAGCGGATCCTCTACCTGGTCCAACAAGGATTTCATTTGCTTTCGCCCAGCTAACCATATCCCCAACAACAAGAAAATAGCTAGCAAAGTTTTTGTCGGAAATAACTTTGAGCTCTTCAACAAGTCTTTCTTTATATATTTCATCATTTAATCCTTTTTCTATAAGTGCTTCTTCACACATCTCTTTTAATGTTTTTAATGCATTTTTCTTTGGAACTGGAAGTAAATCTAAATTTTCATGAAATTCATATGGCTCAATCTTATTTGCAATCTCTACTGATGATTCATAAATATCTTTTCTTGTTATCCCCGCTTTTTCAAAGTCCGAACTAATCTCATCATAGGATTGAATATAAACATTGATATCAGCGAAAGAAATAGGGCGATTGGGATAAAGATGATCAAACCTATCAAAGATATCACGTCTGCTACGACCACTTGCATAATCCGCTTCTTTATCTTGGGTTGGTTTTGTTGAGAGGATGAGGAGTAATTCTTCCAAATCCCTTTCCTCTTTTTTAGCAAAATGACAGTCTCCTGTTGCAACTGACTTCACCCCCAATTCATCTGCTATTTTAAGTAAAGCAGAATTTAATTCAGTTGGATTATGAGCTTGAACTTCCATATAAAAATCTTCGCCGAAACGTTTCTTAAATGTTTTAGTAAGTTCAATTGCCTTATCATTATCTCCACGCTCTATAGCTTTTGAAATAAGACCATTCATGCATCCTGATACTACAATTATACCGTCACCGTATTCAAAAAGGACTTCCATGTCAATTCTTGGTTTATGGTAATAACCTTCTGTCCAAGCAATTTGAGAAAGTTTTTGAAGGTTTTTTAGCCCTGTATCGTTTTTAGCTAACAAAATAATATGATTGTATAGGGAAGTATTATCGTCACGCTTTGAAACAGCTCTTTTATCAAATCTATCCGTAGAAGAAATATACGCTTCTAGCCCCAGAATAGGCTTCATGCCTAATTCTTTAGCAGCAATTTGCATATCTCTATGAGATGAAAGTGTTCCATGATCCGTGATAGACAAACATGCCTGACCTTGATCTTTTGCAGCCTCAAGTAACTCATGAGGCGTATTAAGTCCATCCATTAAAGAATAATGGCTATGGACATGTAAATGCACAAAGTCAGACATGTTTATCTTTTCTATTAGTTTCTAATTACCACTCAACAGCTGATGAGGTGGATGATGTTTGTACGTCAGATGAATCAGAAGTAATTCCTAGGTAGAAATTTTCTTGCTCTGTATACTCTACATCACGAACTGCTGTTTTAGCAAGGTCAAACAATTCATACTTATCTAGGTCAATTGGTTTAGCATCTGCTGTTGGCAGAGGAATAATTGAATAGTTTGTATCTGTTGCTGTACCCGTACGCTTTAGTTTCCAATTAAGGTTTGAAATACTACCTGTTTCTCCAGCGTAGTTTATAATTTCAGGTGTTGCAGATTTTGGTCCTGCACCTTGTGAAAAAATTGCAACGTATGGCTCTTCTTGACCATCATCAACAAGAACATTTGCATAGAAGCGTGAACGACCTTTCCAACCTGCCTTTGGATCACGACGGTGCATTTCGCAACCATAGCAACGACCTTGGTCTTCAATTGTGCAAAGTGCTTTACGCTTGTAATCTTTTGGATTAGTATGCTCTACTGCAATAAAAGCTAGTCCAGCTTTTTCAACATATGTTGGTGAGTCTGGATCAATTTCTTGCATGAAGCGGATTTTTAATGATTGGCCATCTTTAAGTTGTAGCCATCTTCCTTTTACAGAATCTCCAGAATGTGATTTTTGTTCCATCTGTTGATTCATTGCTTTTAAACCTGTTACGATTCCCATAATTTATATCTCCTTGTGTAGTGGGCTATTTGGTGCCCTGTCTTATACCATTATATCACATTGTTGCGTACTCAAAATGCGGAATTGCATTCTTAATACATTGTTTTATTTCTTCATCAGTCATGTCCCCAACATCTTTTGCAGAATGAGGATAGATTGCATTATGGTCATATTTAGCCCATAAAACATTTTTTCTTTTTAATTTATAAGCAATTGTATTGCCTAACGCTCTACCTGCTTGGTCATTATCTGTCATAATAATAATTGTAGATGCATATCTATTTAGATTCTGTATATTTGTATCTGATATACTACCACCTAAAGTAGCGACAGCATTTGGATACCCCGCTTGCCACAAGCGAATAACATCAAAGCTAGACTCAACAACTATTATAGTTCCGCCCTCACGCTTTGCTCTATGTAAGTTAAACATAGTCTTATTTCGTGGAAGGTTTGGGCTATTTTTAAAAGATTTACCCTCAATTGATCTTCCAATAACTCCGACCAGTACTCCATCTGGTGAGTGAAGAGGGACAGTAACCATCTTTTGTGCAGATGAGTAACCTAACTTAAAGTGTATCCATGATTCATCATTAATATTTCTTAATTTAAAGTAAGACTGTGAAGCATTAATATCATTTTGAACAAGATCCTCATATAACTTATCCTGAACACTTTGTGGAAATTCTACAAAATCTGGCTTTTCATTAAGTAAATCTTTTAATCCATCTTCAAATGCCTCTGACTCTGTTTGCTTATTCTTAGATATAAACCTTAATGCTTCAAAATCATTACGTCCCGTAAGCATCTTAACTAATTCTAAAACGGTGCCAGAGGAATCGCAATTCTGATTATAGCAAATATAGAGTCCTTTTGAATAACTTACAGCAAAGGCTGGAGAATCTGTATTATGATGAAATGGGCATAGACATAAAAAGTCAGTCCCCGTCTCTGAAACTATTTCAATATTACAAGAACGCAAAATAGAGCGGAGATCCGCTTTGTTATATGCATCTGCCATTTTTATCTTCCTTTAGGAATTAAGCTCTGTCCCGAAAAACCTTCATATTGTAAAGCTTTTGCTTTACCAAGATATATACCATACATAACTAGATTAAAGCTATAGTGGTCTTTCTCTTCATTATATTTTACATTAAATTGTGGTTGCATGTCAAGTACAGGAATATAGCCTTTGTCCCGCATTTGCTGGACCAAAAGCCTTTCATAATTCTCTCTTGAGCTTTGAAATTTAGAGTCATCTTTAATGATTCCGCTTATCCAAAAGTCATGTATCTTTCTTGGGTACATGTTCACCTATCTATCTTGATAATTATATCAAGATAAATTGTGATTACATAGTTATTGAATTGGAATATCGTAGACTTCGCTTACAATTCCACGATTTAAGTCCCAATCTAAATACATACCAAATTCAGTTCCATGACGATTTTTACGACTTACTATCTCCATTATATTACTATCTGGATTTTTATGAATTGCTATAGCCATATCAGCATCATATTCAATTGCCTTAGACCATGCCACTTGATTTAACATAGGTGGTGAATCATGATCTGATGTTTCTTCGGCAGTTGCAGCAGTAATATCAATAACAGGAATATTATTTCTCATAGCAAGGTTCTTAAACTCACGAGAGATATTCATATTTCTTTCAGTAGGAGCTTTTGAATTATTAGAATCTGTAAATAACTGATGATAATCAAGAATAACAATATCAGGTTTGTGTTGATCAATTTTTGCTTGAACGGTTGTAGGTGTTACTTGTCCAGCACCTTCATTTGACACTAAAATAAAGTTATTCTTGTTGGCAAACTTCTTTGAACCCCAATCATCAAATGCATTAATATCAATGGATCCTCTTGCAAAATCTGATGCTTTAAATAGGCCAGACCCCAACATGGTATATATACGGTCACGCATATTTTCAGGTGTCATTTCAAGGGATACAATCATGGGTTTAAAGCCCTGTTCCCACGCTTTGCAGGCCAAATAAGACGAGAACCATGTCTTACCCTTACCTGGCCATCCAATCATCACTATAAGGTGCCCTGGAGCCATTCCAGTGGGATATGCGTAGTCAATAGCTTTGAAGCCAGTCATTATTCCTGGAGAACCACCCATAGCATCTGAACGGTTTTTTACAGCCTCAAAATGTTTTTCTGCTTCTTTATAATCAGTTAAATCAACATCTCTAACATTAGCAGTCAATCTACTAAGTGTAGTAAGTTCGCTCTGCATTTGAGCAATAACTCTTCCGCCTGCTTCTGTTTTTAGGCTTGCACCAGAACTTAGTAATAAGTTTCTTATACGTGAAGTTAAATATTCATTTTTTAATTGGTCAAGATAATATGCTGTCTCGCCTTTAACCTGTGTAGGTTCAAAATCTTTAAATCTTTCAGTAAGAACTGAAACATCTGGGACAGCTTTAAATTTCAAATAATATGATTTTAAACCTTCCCATACATCTCTATGGGAAGTAAAGATTTCATCAATATTATCTGCAAGTACTGTAGATATATCTTTGTTTTCACATACTGCTGTAATGACTGCTGACTCAGTATTCATTGTCTCTTTCTTCAACCATAGATTTAGTTTTTGCTCTGATTAATTCCCGACGGGTTTTATCTTGTTCTTTTTCCTGTAATGTAATATCTAGCTTTTCAAAGTTATAAAAAAACCAAGATAACGGGTGTCCAGATTTAGTTATGCTAAAATAATATTCGAGTAATACTTTTGCCCTATCGTACCCAATGCTGTCAATAACATCTTGCATTGCCCACTTTTCACGATACTTGTTTACTACGGGCTGCTTATTGTATGACTGCTTGTATAAGGCACAATAAAGCGAAACTAGTCCATAGGCTAGCTTTGCTTCATCTTTTGTCATTTCTTCCCTTTACTCTTTAATTCATCTTCTATTTCGTTAACTTTTTCCATTAACTTTTCTTCAACAAAAGTATACACTCTGTTGGTTGCTGTGTCAATAGTTTCACCTTGACGAACATAATCTTCAATACCCACACTAACTTTTAGGCTTTCATAATTTCCTAAATTTCTAGTGAATTGTAATTCAACTTTAACGTTCGTCTGGTTCATCTACTGGCTCCTTTTCCTTTTCTACAAAAGTAAATCCTGGTTTAAACTTTTTATGATTACCGTCTGATAAATGTTGATATAACATCATTAAACGATCTGATATAGCTATCATAGCATCTAGATCCTCTTTTTGTCCAGCCAGCTCCATAGCATATTCTAAAACTTTTAATGATTGGTTTAAAATTTGTTTTGCTTCTTTATTCAATTTATCATTTACCATTCTGGTTGTTTCCAAACTGGAACAAATGTCCCATCATCTTGCTTGACATATAAAATGCTTTCTTTATTCATAATAGCCTCTAGTTCTGCTCTACTTGGCATATCTCCTGGAGTAATCCCGCCATCTTTTCGTGGTCTTCCTCTATGAACTGTTTTAAAGAAATTATGCATCTCTCTAATATCATCTTCACTCCAGTAGTATTTTCCTGGAGTTTTATTTCCATTTAAAGAATAAACTCTTTGTGGGTATTTTAAGTTACCCTTATATAAATGTAATTTGATCGTATCTTCATGCTTACCAATTATTTTAACAACTTGTGAGACTGGGTAGGCGTGTTGTTTATTTTTGTTAACATCTGCTAAACTGTAAGCAACACGCTTTCCCAACTGATAGTCCCAAGCAATCAAAAGATCCTCAGCACGTGAGCGACGCAAAACTTTATGTAGTTTTTCGTTTAAATAGAAATACCGTAGCTGCGTTGCAGCGTTTCTTCCTTTTTTGCTAACCATGCTCCGAACCTATTTAATTCCTTTCTAACCATCCATCTTTTACCACACATAACGCAAAACAGTTCTACTCTTATGTTTTGAGAGAATACCCTATCAACGAATACCCTGCCTTTGCATTTTCCACAAGTCATTATTATTAATTACTTCTTCGCAGAAGCTTTCTTAGTTGACTTTTTTGCTGCTACTGCTACTTGAGCAATTGCTTCTTCAACTGACTTGTCAGACTTTACACCTGCGCCAAGAATATTTAAGCTTGAAAGATAAGCATTAACTGCAGTATCTTTTAGACCAAGTGAATAAATTAATTGTGCTGATGCTAGCAGGATTGCTGAGTGTTGCACTGTATTGGACAGTGTTGCACTTTCACCCTTTTGAAAATAAATTGTTACTAATCCACCAACGGTGCTTAGTATTGTTGCTAGAATCTGATTAGTTTTTGCTGACCATGATTCTTTTTTTAGCAAAGAGGTAAGTAGTACAACTACTAGACCTACCAATGCATATACTACTGCTGTCATTTTTCTCCTTATAAGTTAGACAGAAAAGACTTTTCCATCCACCACGCAAGTATAATCTCTTGTGATTTGAATTAACTGCATGTGAGGATAATCATTAACCACGTGGGCTATTGCAAATCCTGCTTGCCAGTTTTTCTGAATAGAATAATCCATTTTTGTTTCATCGCATAAGTGCCCAATTTCATATCCACGTAGTTCTTGACCACTTAGGTTGTATGTTTGAAAATAAGCTCCCATGCGATGAGAGTGTCCACGAACTAGGGAAATACCCCAGTTGTTTACATCGTTACGTACTGATTCTCCAGAGTGTTTAGAAATGGACTCGCCGTGATGACCATACATGTCGCCAAAACGTTTAACTGGTGGTTCATTATAATGATGCCAATTAAAGCCATGCTTTGTATATTCGTAGAGTGTATCTGGTGTAACGAAATCTAGAAACGTCGGAGCCTTTTTTGCAAGGTAATCTCCATGTCTTGTCCATCCATGATTTCCATCATGAAAATGACAATCTGCATTTGGAACAATTTCTCTAATGTCCCCAAGGAACTGTCTAGTTCCAGCAACTCCGCCTTCCATAATAGAAGTAAGTTCATCTGGAGTTCCATCAGCCCAACGGCTTGTGGAATCAGCATCATCAATATCGCCAAGCAGATCAACCGCATCTGGCTGCCACCATTTCATAACTTTAAGAAAAAGCTCTACTTTTCTTTCGTCATGTCTTGGAAAGTGTACATCTGACACCATCATCCATTTTAAATCGTTTGTCATTTAATCCCTTTCTGGGGGTTTAATTAATTGTATCCTACTTTGTTATTATCTGTCAAGCAACGTGTGCTTTATTATGCTCTAATCTTGAACATAGAAAAAGATTAACTAATCTATTATCAGTTTTATCTTCATTAATATGATGTATTGTTTCCCAATCATCAATAACTCTATTTAATTGTTTTTCTAAAATTAAACGATGTTCGTAATACCAGCCTTTAAATGATTTAGGGTGTTCTGGAACTTTGATCAGAACATATCCTTCACGGCTAATTTTCCTATCACGCTTTACCCAAGCTTTGATAGGCTGATACATTTGCTACTTTTGACCAATTGCCAAAATATTTACTGTTACCTGATTAGTATTTTTTGCATTGTAAGCATCAACTACCACTACAGATGTTCCCGTCAAACTTGCTGCGGTATATCCAGCACCTGAGCCAGTAGGTAAAATTTGTGCTATTAGTCCAGTGGACTTAGAAGAAGTACTTGCTTCAACTGTAGCAATAACTACAGGGGGAGTGCTAAATGTAGTTCCAAAATTTACTGGTATGCTATCTCCAATATTTCCATTTACTCTAACACCAGCAACTTTAATTGAAATAACATTATAGGACATTGGTGATGTATTTGTTGCTGAATCTGTATATGTGAGCATTGGCTCTGATTCAAATGCTGTAAATTGATCTTCATGAGCATTTAATGTAGTAATAATATTACTTATAGTTCCAAAATCAATAATTGCATTATCAATTGATATTGCCATCTAAATCTTCTCCTTCTTCATGGGCTAAAATTTCTTTCTGCCCTACTGATATAATTTCTGTATTTAACCATTCTAAGATATCTGGCTCTGTAATATGCCTACGCTTTGAATCGCTTATAAGATATATTTTACCATCTGATATGTCTTTTACCAAAGTCCCGTCTCTAAATCCAAGGGATCCGAAAAGGTTATACCCAGATAACATTGCATCTTTAGTTTCTATAATTGGTAATGACCAAGAGGTCATTGCTCTGTCAGAAACAAATTTAAACTTCTTTTTATTTTTAATATAAAAATAGCCTTTTTCTGTTTTAGCAATTAAACCACTTGGCACTACTGGATTATATGCTTTTTTACTTTGCTTCTTTTGAAATAGGCGCATCAGTATTATTCTGTTGATCCATAAGTTGTGTAATCTCTGCACGAAGAATAGCGACTTGAGTCTCATAGTTTGAAACAATCTCTCCAATACGCTGTTGTAGTGCTGTAATTACTAGCTCTGCTTTATCCATTTGTAACCTTTCTAGTTATATTCATTGTATCACATCTATAGCTTTTAATCAATCGCTGTAGCTTTCCAAGCATTTAATTTTTCAATACTTGAAACTCCATATCCATCAAGGTACTCCCCGTCAAAAAATAGCTTTAATCTATTCTTAGAAGATTGATCCATTTTCCACCACTCTTGATGGTCTTCCCAATGCATGCTTCTTCCAACCCTATCATATCTATGATAGGCAAAGTTTTTAGGAGGTATAATTAAATTAACATCCTTATCATTAAATCTAGCTGATAATGTTGGTTCTTCTCCTGAAAAATATAGGGATTTATCATATGGAGTTTCTATAAACAATGCTGATTCTCCAAATGCAAAGTGACCTGAAAAATAATTTGTTTTCTCTCCAAACACATCTCCAGCATAATCTTTATATGTACCTTCAAATGGTACTTCCCCTAAACTTTTCTTTAAGCGTACAGCAGTGGGGGTATTAGAAGAAAAATATTCTATTTTCCCATCTTTATAAGAATAAGGATACACGTATGTAGTATAGATTAATCTATACCATTTTTTCTTAGATTCTTTATAGCTTGATATAACATTTGAATCCCAAGATTTTGGGAATTTCATATGACTATCTATTTGTAAGAAATAGTTATATGAAAGATTTAATTGTTCTTGTGCCATAGACCTAGCCCAACATGCACCCTTTGATTCTTTATAGTTTATTTTATAATAATAAATTCCGCCAACTAAATTTTCTATGTCAGAAAAATCTGGATGTTCATTATCATCAGCTTGAGATACTACAGAGAAGTGCAATCTTTTTGGATTTTCTGCATTTTCAATTGCAGAAACCATTGTATCTTTTAATTCTGGATCCCTATATGATGCTATTGATATTAAAATAGATTCATTGCTTATCACTGGATATTGATATGGTGCCGATGCGGGAGGTATAAAATTTTCTCCATCAAAATCCCAGTTAACAATGTTAAACGATTGATCTTTATCTTTATAAAAATCTGTAACATCAACTATAATTGGTTCACTAAGCATAATTGCAGAAAGTCTATCGTCTGTATGAAGAACATCTAGCACCTTCCCGTCAATAATATATGCAAGTTTATTTGATGGTACTTTGTTTTGATTTGTTTGATCTGACATTATTATTCCTCTTCTTTATATGATACACGAACTTGTCCCCATTTATGTTCAGGACATTCTGCATTTGGAAGCTTAGTTTTTAATTGCATAACACAACCACATTTACTGCAGTTACCAGTTGGTAACAAAAATGGACATTCTTTACAAATAGCATATCGTTCTTCCGCTATAATTGTTTCAACACGACCAAGATTTTTATTAAATAAATCCCAAGGTCTGGCTGGTCTATCAAATGGATCTGTCATACATTTTCCTATCTTTAAGTTGCTGAAAAATTATCAATTGTATTGCCTTGTAAATAAGTACATGGTGCCTTAATAATACCAACAGATGTTGCTGTAATTGCTGGACTAGATACAACAATAATATTATCAGATCCCATTTGACTTGTCAACCCCGTTCCATTATATGCCCTTGTTGTAATTTGATTTCCAGAAATTATTACTCTTAAAGAACCGACAGGGTTTAATGAACCAGAACCACTTGAGAAAAGTGCTGTAGATTGTAGATTTACTGTTCCAGATACTGAACTAATTATAGATACATAAGTATCATAAGTGGTAGCACCTGCAACCAATGATGCCGAAGAACGTGTATAACTTGTAGTTGCAGGTATAGTATTAAAAGGATTCAAATTATCATTACAAATTGGATTACCAAAAATATCAAAATTTGGACCATAGTACCCAGAAGGACATGAATAACTTACTGATTGACTTATAGTACCGCAACTTCCGCCTGGTGTACAACCAGCACTATAACAATAAACAGTCCCGCCTGTACAAGTAGATGATCCTGTAGAAGTTGTATAATTTGGATAAGCAGCCCACCAATTATTAGCATCTGTTATCCAAAATGCTAATCCTGTGCCACCACTTACATCTGCAGACAAAGTAGCATCTGCAGCAAATGTTGCCGAAGCAATTGGGTATGTTGATTCTGTATCTGCACTTGTTGCCTGAGATCCATTTGCAGACCATACCCCCCTTAGTGCATTCCATAGAGTTCCACTATCACTAGTTCCTAAGCTACCGCTTGTAGTCCTAGTAAAAGTATCAGTAATTGTAGTAACTATATTATATATTAATTGCCAAACGCCATTAATATTAGAATAGCCTTTTGCTGTTGATTGCCATGAACCGTTAACATTTACAAACATTTTTGTTACTGTTTGCCATGAATTGTTTATATTTATAAACATAAATATCCTTTAATAAGGGCATCCAGTTGTATTACCGCTACCATAAAAGCTACATACGTTAATAGCAGAACAACCTGGTTTACCATTAATAACATCTGAGTTAACACATCTATGATTATACCCGTCTGGATTTGGTGTATATGCAGGGGTAGCTGTTGGCGTAGGCGTTGGAGTAGGCGTTGGAGTAGGCGTTGAATTTGCAGTACATTGCCAATACGTCGTTGTAGTGCAGTCAGCAAATGTTACAAGCATTTGCCTACATGAAGTACATGTAGAATCTCCAGTATATGAAGCACATATACTTCCTGCTGCACCAGAAATTGCTACCTCGCCAGGGGTACAAGAAGAAGCTGTAGCTGTTGGCGTAGGCGTTGGAGTAGGCGTTGGAGTAGGCGTTGGCGTGTCTGTTGGCGTAGGTGTTGGCGTAGCTGTTGGCGTAGCTGTTGGCGTAGGCGTTGGAGTGGCTGTTGGCGTAGGCGTTGGAGTAGGTGCAACTGGAACACTCGCTACAACAAAAACAATATCTCCTGGATTTCCACCCGTTGGTGTTGATGTAGAAGTTGTAAATGTAACTGCTATCTTAGAAACAGATCCATTTGACTGAGCAGCTAAAAAATATGCGGGAACTGAATAAAATGAACTTGTATCATTTAAATACATGCTAGCAACACTACTGATTACTGTGCTACCCGACAATGTTGTATTATTTAATTTAGAAGTGTCAACTACATTTATAGACGAAACATCCAATGACTCACTATAATCGTGGTTTAATTTATTTAGAGCCATTGTACTTCCTTACTTTATGCCTGAGCTTCTGTCCAAGATAATCTTCCAAGTACATCAACTGATGCTGCACCAATATTAGTTACAACAATTGTAAGTGTATCTGGACCATCTGGATAAATACCCGCATTTGCTTGACCCGTTCCTCCGCCAAGAATTGAATTTCCAAGGTCACGAAGCGATGTTAAGTCTGTTGCTCCAGTAGTTGCCACAAAATAACCACCAGTTACTTCACCGCCAGTTACTGTTGTTGCAACAGTTCCATAATCTGCAATTTGTGCAATTGAGGAATTAGTTATTCCCGACACACCACCAACAGCATTTGTCCATGATGTTGAAAGAGAAGGAGTAGCATTTAAATATGCACGAATAAGCATATTTGAACCAGCTGTCTTTGTGGTAATATCAAGAGCAGTTAATTTTAACTGCATTCTATTAATAATTTCACGCACTGAAAAATTTGCAGCAATTCCAGAATCTACTGACGGTGCCAAACGTATTGAAAATAATGCCTTGGATACACCTGAAGCAATAGTAGAAAATGTTGTTTGACCATAAGTAAAGATAAGAGATTTATCATCATCAAAACGACCATCCATTATTACTGAAGATCCCCAGTGTGATACTGCTGGGGCAAATGTTGGTTGAGCAAGTTCAACTACAACTATTGGAGTTGTTGTAATATTAAATGCTTGTCCTGTTGTAGTTGCGGGTGCAACAAATATTACTGATGGGTTAGTAGCAGTTACTGCTTGACTTAAAGTAATTGCTGTACCATTAATTGCTGTAACAAATGTATTGTCTGGTATTGGAGAAGGAGATGTAGTACTTACTACACGTTGTCCTACTTGAATACCTGTTGCAGCAGATACTGTTCCAGAAGAAGTGTTAGCTGTTGCTGTTAATGTTTGTGCAGCAGCACCTGCCTGTGCACGGGTTAAACCAGTAAATCCAGTTGTACCCGACTTTCCTGTGTAGTTAACATATTCAATTGTTGCTGCTGTTGTCGTTGTTGCTGCGGTAAGTTTTAAAGTACCTGCTGAAGGAAAATATGTATTATCAGCAACTGTTAAAGTTGTATCTGTAGCACCAACATTTGCAGTAAGTTTAGTTGTTGGAGAAATACTTGTTGCTTCATAGTGTGCTGGAAGGTTTCCAGAACGCATATAAGCTTCTGTATTTACATTGTTATTTGCTAATTTGTGTACGTAGATAACATCTCCATTTGAACCTCTTACGCCCCAACGAATAAAACCTGCTCCGTACCAAGAATAATCAATATAAAACATTTGCATTTTTGTAAGATCAATATTATATCCTGAAGGACCTGTACCATCTAATTTATCAATATTAAATGATGATGCTGGAATCTTAAGATCTTGTGTTTTTGAAACAATAACATTAGTTGAAGTTACGCCACGATATGCCTGGCTAATGTATAGTGTTGTGTCAGAAATAACATCTGTTACACGATAAGACTGTCCACGAATTACAATAAAATCACCTGGGTTAATTTGTTTTGTAAATGTAGTTGGATAATCAGATGAAGTTTGCGCTACAGTAGTAGATCCCGTTGTTACAGATACACGACCACCAATTTGAAAAATTGAATTACGACGAACTGCATATAAAGTAGATCCATCAAATTCCCAAAAAATACCATTTTGTAAATCAAAAGCACCTAATCTAGTAGATGATCCAGACCAAGAATTTACTGCAACTCCATAATTACCCGATGCATATGTTGTAGATGGTGTGCCTGTATATGTAAATTTATTAGCAGCAGTTACTGCAGAAACAGTATATGTTCCATTGTATCCTGATTCATTTACGTTTGATACAGTAATTGATGTACCTGGAGTAATGCTATGTGCTTCTCTTGTTTGCACTGTTACTGTAGTACCAGATGAACTTATATTATCAACACTTGCATATGGCTTTAAAATTGTTCCAGTTGACATTTGAATTCCTTTACCTGATTGGTAACGGAAATAACGACGTGTTTGACGAATTGTTGATTGATTTGCAGATAATGAATTATTTCCAAATAGAACTCCACCATCAAATGATCTATGAACAACTTGACCTTGTGGCCTTGGATACACTGCCATTGAAAATGTTGTTGTAGTTGCAGCAAGTGCAGCCGTAGTTCCTTGAGAAAGTGTAATTGTTGTTCCTGAAATTGCCGTTACAGTTGTGTATGACGGTATACCTGCTGCAGTAACTAACATTCCAATTTTAATACTTGTTGCTGATACAACCACAATTGTTGTTGCTCCTATTGTTGCTTGTGTAGAAGTTGTTGCAGTTGGGTTAACAACTACTGTTCCTGTTAGACCTGTTGCAGGTCCATAATATGTAAATGTTGATGGACTTGTTACTTGAGCAACTACCCAATTGCCATCTACAGATGTTCCACTTGAAAGTCCAGAGGATCCCGTAACTGCAATCTCATTACCAATTGCAAGACCATGTGGTGTTGCTGTTGTAATTGTTGTCAATCCTGTTCCTGATGCATAAGTAATTGATGATGGGGTTGCCATACCAATTTGAGAAGCTAAATAAGGTTGTCCTGTAAATACTAACGTCTTTGAAGCATCATAAATTGCTGTTGTCGCAGATATATTTACTGATTTTGCGGAATATGTAAAAGTTGTTGTTGTTGGAACTGTTTCAATAATAAAAATACCATTTGCAATTGGAAAAATTGTATCCTGAATAAGTACTGGGGTTCCAACTGAAAGTCCGTGTGCAACCGCACCCGTTGTAACTGTAACTGTTTTTGAGTTTTGAGGTATTGCAATTGCTGAAATGTTAGGTAATGCAGTTGGTGGAAAATAAAAACTTGGTTTATTATTAGTTAATGATACAGATTCCCACTTTGTATTTTGAACGCTATATTCAAAATCTGTATCAATTAATGCTTGTGGCTGTGATGTTCTAAGTTTATTAACTGGGTCTAACTGAGACTCCGATGGTTCAAATTTTTCTACAAATTCATCTACTACAATTTGGAGTTTATCTGTTGATGACATTGTTGTAGTGCTATAATTTAGAACAATTGTTGTTAGTCCCGTCGCACCTGTTACAACTGAAGAATAAGATGTTGCTTTTAAACTTGGATCAGAAAAATTATAAATGACTTTACCAGTAGTAACATTAGTGATAAGTGCAAGTCTTTCTTGTGCAATGTATCTTGGAATAACTATTGTTTTTGTAGATGGAGTAAATGTATACGCCGTTTCTAATATTACTTTTCTTGCCATTAATATGCTCCTAGTAGTATGTCCATTGCTTTGAATGGGTATTTTGTATTCGATGTATTTGTTGTAGGTCCCGCCATAATTCTTGCGTCAAATGTTGAACCAGCTGGTGGAGCTTCCGAGAAAGCCAAATATCCATCATCATCCACCATAAAGCCATCCGAACCGAACGGGGAATCCCAAACATATTCTGGATAACCTACTCTTTGAATTATACCATTTATTGTTAATAAAAGCCTAAAAGCATTTCCAATATATACTTTTTCTCCACGATATAGTGGCAAAAACCTATTTTGAACTCCATCAAAATCATCTTGTAAATCATCAAGTGGTATGATATCATCAAAATCTGAAACAGATCCATCAGCCTTTAAATATTGATTTGCAGTTCCACCAGCTTTTCTTATACTGGTAGCAATTAAAGATCCATTAATATTAGTCAATCCTTCTATAGTTAATGATGGTGTTTTAATATTAATGTTATTTTCATCTGGGAATATAATGTAATTGTAATAACTTGATGCTATTTCTGTTTGTACAAGTTTTGCCGTTCCGCCTGATACATAGGATCCTGTTTGAGTTGAAGATATAGTAAAGGTATTTGAATTTGGCTCATATGGAGCAAATGCTGTGCCCATAACTGTAGCTGAACCAGTTGTTGAATTTGAAATTGTAAAAGTATTATTTGTTACAGCAGTAATTAAAATTTCATATACAGTATATCCACCAGAAGGGGTTCCACCAGTAGTATTAAGTACAGTAACTAGCTGGCCTGGGACAAAGCCATGAGAAGAAGTTGTTGTGTAAGTTACAAAGCCAGAAGATGGTGTACTTGGTGCAACTGATTGTATTGTTGCTTTATTTACAAGAATATTTTGAGCTTTACTATTACTATATAAAGTTGCAGAACCTGTTGTTGAATTCTGTATAGTAAATGTTGTGCTTGATATTGCAGTAATTGTTGCATCATCAACGCTATATCCACCAGTAGGTGTTCCTCCATCTATATCAATTATAGTAACTAAATCTCCTACAGAATATGTATGAGGAATTTTTGTTGTATATGTTACGTATCCTGAAGTTGGTGTACTTGGAGTAACAGCAGTGATTATATGTGGATCACCGCCTAATACAGTTGCAATTGTATTATAATTTGAAGGAACAATTCCAGATATTGTTACTTTTTGTGCTACAGTAAAATTATTCTGAGATACAAAAGTTACTTTATTATTAAATGTATAAACTCCAGTAATTGAAGCATTTGAGTTTAAAAATGATATATTTGGATACAAAGATCCATCTGGAGCTGCATCAGATCCAGCATGCATTATTATTCCAGAGGCGGTACCGTTAGAAGTATATCCTAATATATGTCCAACAGATGTTGTTCCTGCTCCTTTATAAAATGATATTGCACTTGAATTTGGATCAATCCATATAGGATTAGCTGTACTACCTGTTTTAATTGTACTATTTGTAATTGTTAATGCTGTATTATCGTAATACAATCTGTTAGCTAAACTGAACTGTCCCGTTCCATCTACATAGAATGGCGTATTAGAATTAGCATATGTAGGTGTTCCAGAAGAAATTGCTATGATATTTGAAGCATCAGTAGCTCCAACATTAAGGGAAATAGTTTTACTTGTTCCGCCAGAAATTGCTAACGCTGATCCGTCCCACTTCAAATAAGAAGATGTTGTTCCTACTCTAAATTGATTATTTGTAAACCACCAGTTATAAGCATCTAATCTTAAGCCTTCTCCAGATGAGTGGTAGTACGATTGACCTACAGTTCCTTCTGCTGGATGTAAGCCCAAAGTCATTTCTCTTAATGTTGCTGTAGCACCAGTAATTCCTGTTGTATTAGATATAGTGCCACCAGTTATTGCAACTGTAAATGTTGTAGTATTAACAACAGTAATTTGACGTGCACCATTTGCTGCAGCTGCGTTTCCTGTAAGTCCTTCAATAGTTACATATTCACCAGTTATAAAGGAATGAGTTGCAGTAGTAATTGTTGCTGCGGTAGATCCAGTTATATTTACACCAGAAATTGCTACCTGCAATTTGTTAGAAGGAATTAAAGTTACATTTTCTATTGCACCTCTAATTTTTCCAGATACTGTTAATTGGCCAAATGTGCCTACAGTTGTTGATGGTACAAATGTAAGCTGATCTTTAAGAGAAAATTGACCTGTTCCATCTACATAAAATCCAGTATTGGTATTTCCAAATGTTCCTGTACCTATATAAATCTTTTCGCCTGTTGCATCTAGCGTAATGTTGTTTGATGCTGACTTTAATGTTGTTGCACCTATTACCCAAGTTCCAATAGAACCAGATAATGAAGTTAAAGCTCCAGCTGTAGATAATGAAAATGTTGGAGTTGTGCCAGTTCCGCTATATCCCTTTATTCCTGTTGAATCAAATAATACTCCTGCTATAGCATTGGGAGTTCCCGTTCCTACACCTGTTGCTGTTTGGAATTTACCACCAGTAAACGTTCCATTTGTAGAAGTTATTGAGCCATCTGAAGTTGAAATAGTTGTTACTGCAGTAGTTCCATTATAAGCAATTAATCCTGAAGAACTTAATTTAATGCCAGTATTTGCAGTAGCACTTGTTCGTATGGTACCTCCAGTAATTGTTCCATTTGCTATTAAATCTCCAGATAAAGATAAGATCCCAGTGGAAGCAACATATTGTAATACATCAGTGCCATCTCCTAATTTTAATCCAGAAGAGTCCCAATAATTATTTGAATCTATAGATAATGCATTTGCAGTAACTGTTCCAGAAATTACAGCACCTGTAGCATATAGTTTTCCTTCTGCTGTTACTCTAAATGCTGCCAAAGATCTGTTTGCATAATTTTGTGCACCCGCCCAAATCACCGTATCTGTATTGGCGGTGGGTCCTGTTGGAGGAGTAATACCTACATAATATGAACTACCTGAACTATTTACTGTTATAGCAGATAGTCCTGTTCCTACTGCAGTATTTAATTCTATTCCATTTTTATAAATACTTGTTGAACTTATTGTCCATCCGCCAATATCTCCAAGCTTTGCAGATAATGAACCTGTAGAACCTATTACAGAAAATGTTGGTGAAGCTTGTGTTGGAACATATATATCTGATCCTTCAATTATTCCAGAGAAATATGCGTTACCAGTTCTTGAATCTATATAGAATTTCTTTACTCCACCTGTAGCATATCCAATAATTCCATACTGATTTACTACTACACCATTTCCAGTTGTTGAACCAGATAATGGATCAAGAATTCCTACGCTTCCCGCAAATGAACCTGCATAAATAGATCCATTTGATAATCTCATATCAACTGTTGAATTTGTTGTATTTGTATTGCCACCATTTGGTGCTGTTCCTGAAACTGTATATGGTATAGAGGCGTAATCAGAATATGTATTACCATTGGCATCTTGTTTTACTGCTCTTACAAGAAGTATTCCGCTAGTTCCTGGTGTAATATTAGGAATTATAACTTGAGCCATTTATACTCCTAACTTAACTGCAAATAATATTCAATGTCCAAAGGAGTTCCGTAAGTTTTAGCTATTGGAGTTGTTAAAGTAGATCTACTTATAAGTGAAGAGCTATCTCCAATTTCTAATGCTACGGATACTCTCATTGCATCTAATGTTATTGCAGAATTAGTTCCTACAGATTGAATTTGAATAGATTGAATTGTAGAAAGAGTATTTATATTTGAAGCAAAATTAGTTGAAAGTATTTGATAGCCCGAAGTAGTTGATGCATTATATGAATATGAAGCTGTAGATGTAGATCCATTAACATCTGTTAAAACTACATTAAGAGTATTGGAGCCTGTTGAAGATGTTGGAACATTTACTAATATATCCAGGGTATCCATTGATGTATAAGAAGATAAACTTAAAGAAATATTAGAATTTTTAATTGTAGTTGCTGCAGGTAATTTTATAGAGTTAAATCCAATTCTTGGAGAATATGGATCTTGTGATACAAATGGGACATTTGTTACAGTTCCCGATCCTGCGGTTTTTATCCAATCATAGTAATATGAAAAATCTGTTAAAATCATTTGATCTCTTGTGCCAAAAATTTGAGTTGTTGTGTATGGGTATAATCCTACTTCAAAAATGTTTGCTGTAACTGAGGCATCTAATGTACCTTTAACTATAATTAGATTTGGAGAACCAGTTTTATAAGATTTCATGGTTACAGCACTTCTTGCAACTTCATAATATAATGTTCTATCTGATGCTGTAGCGGTTGTTGGAATTGCTCCTACAGCTAAACTTGATGCCCATTCTGATACTGAATTAGTTAAATATTTTAAAATAGCCATCTTACCATTATCAGTAATAATGTTATTTGATCGGCCAATTTCTGTGCCATTTTGTTTAAATACGTATGTACCCTTTAGCATCATATCTAATTATACCACCGTAACCGTAGAAGGAGTTATTGCTGATTGTCCCGCAATTCCATTTGCATTGTATGGAACAACTGTTACTGTATATGCACCTGCTGTAAGACCAGATATACTTCCCGATGCTGTTGTAGCATTTGCTGTAACTACAATTGGTGCAGTTGCATAATAATTTTTAGCAGATTTTGTAGCATATAAAACATAATTACTTGCATTTGATATTGGTATCCATGTAATAGAAATTGTTCCCGTTCCTCCAGTTGCTGATAATCCAGTAACTGCTTGAGTTGAATATCCAATTGCTTGTGGTATAAAAACTCCTTCATATGATATAGCACCAACAACATCATCAAAATTAAGACTTATTGTATAAGATAAAGTTCCATCATTTCCTACTACTGCTGATGTATTTGTAATAGCTAAATTGGTTGGGGGATTTAAAGAAACAATATCATTTTGTATAGTCATTGTTGGACTTGGATTTGTATTTATGGTATATACAGGGGTAAATCTTTCAGATGAATAATTAGCCATAGATATGGTATCTATAGGTTGAGACATATTAAATTGATCTACAACTATTACATTTCCTTGCCCATATTTGGCATAAAGTTGTGCTAGGCCTATAAGTGTATTTCTAGGGTCGTCTTTAGTAATGTATATTTTTCCACGTTCTTGAACTGTAAGTGGATATACAATATCTGCATTACCTGTATATATATTTGTCATTTTGCTCCTAGAATATGTTAATTATATCATTTTGACATGTTTTATCATAAGTTTTATTATTGACAACATATCCAAACATAAGGTACACCTGGAATTCCATAGAATGTTCCACATGTTGTACTTATAGTTGAACCAGAACCTGTTCCGCTTCCCGATGATGTTATTGATCCTATTGTGCATTTAGGAGTTGTTGTTCCGTAAACCATAGAAAGTGTAGGGCTAGCTAGGGTTGGAGTAGGCGTTGGAGTAGGCGTTGGAGTAGGCGTTGGAGTAGGCGTTGGAGTAGGAGCACCACCTACACAAGGTGCACATACTGTATTAGAAACTTTAGATAAAGCATCAGCATCACTAATAGTACTATAATATTCACGTTTATATGTTGCGCCACCCAGCCTTACACTTTTTAAGGTATTTGCAGTATATCCAGATGGTAGTGTTGTTACAGAAGATCCATTTGCTGGACATGTATCATAATTACCAAATCCAGAATCACATGATGATGATGCATAATAATATGTTGTAACAGCTCCGCCGTTGTTTTGATTACCGCCATTTCCAGTTGATGACCCAGGCGTTCCGCTTCCAGGTACATAATCTCCAGCCCAAGGACTAACTATTGCTCCTTGAACAGCTCTAACTCTTGCAGATGAAGTAGTATCTTTTGATGATATGCTGTATGGGTTTGTTGAAGAAACAAAACCTTTTATTCCACTATCTATTAAAGATGGTGCTGATGGATTTGAATTATTATATATTTGGTATTCATAACTATAAGGGTCTGTTCCATTTGATAATTTAATGTTATACCAAGACCATGTAAAACCTCCTGATACAATTGCTGTTTTATAAACAGCTGGTCCACCTGCAATTGCTGCTGCTGCTGGAACTGTATATGTTTTTGTGTATGTAGTTCCATAAGTACCAGTTGAAGATATTCTTCCAGTTATTTTTACAGTTAAGGTAGATCCTGGTGCAAAAGTAAAACGGGAATCTGAAAAATTAATACCATTTGTTGATATTGCCACAGACCTATTTACACCATAATACATAGTAGAACTTGAAGAACAGCATGTTATTATATTATCTATTTGACTAAATCCTGCTGAATCAACATACTCAACATCATACCCAGAATAAGTTGTAGCAGATGGTGCAGTCCAAGATATCACAGCATTTCCAGAAATACTAATATCAATAACATCTGCCCCTGGCGTCACTATTGAAAGTATATTGCTTGGCTCACTATCAGAATATACTTCTTTATCATCAGAAGAAATAACAGAAACATAATACGTTTTATCGGGTGAATATAAACCTACAACACCTTTTGTAGAGGTAGCCAAAATATAAAATCCTGAATTTGTTAAATTAATTGTATTAAAAACATGATATGCTTCATCAGTTCCATCTGATATAACCATAGTATATGATGATGGAGGTGGGCTATCTATAAGATCTAATGCTACATCAACAAGCAAAGCTACACTTACTCCCACCGTTACAAATCTACCATTACTTATAACTGGTGTTTGCAATTGTGTGCTTGGGTATCCTGGACCAGATGAGGATCCGCTTCCTCCTGTTGCGGTTAAAGTTACACTTTTTGCATTTCCAGTATTTATATTACCTAAAGCATCTATATATTCTGGAGTAATGGTTATTATATAAGTATCTCCTGGAACTAAACTATCTAACGATATTCCGTGAGATCCACCGTCTAATATGTGCAAGCCTGATTGTGAATTTAATTTCACCCCAGAACTTACAACATTCCAACTAAATGCATTATAACTTTTACCTATAGTGGTAGTAATTCCCCAAGTTACATTTGCAGTATTATTATTATATGCGTCTGTTCCCGTAATAGATGCGGATAATGCTGTTAAATCTTGAACATTTGTAGTTGTTGATACATAAGAAAATCCTCCAAAGAGTGTGTCTGACAATCCACTTAAAACTACTGATAAATCCACTGGTCCACCTGAAGCAGAATATGGAACTGTAACTGTTATTGAAGTATTTGAAACTAGTGTAACACCTACCCCTGCAGTTTTTCCAAAAAGAACTGACGGCGTTATTGTATTTCCAAAACCAGTTCCAGTAATTGTAATTACGTCTCCCTGCTTACCGCTTTTAGAAGAAAGACTAGTAATTTTTGGACCATTTCCAGTGTTTGTTGCATAAGGAAAAACAATTCCTAGATTATTTCTTGTTACGCCATTGTAAGTAATTTGATTTAATACAAGCGATGTTGATAGTCCATTGCTAAAATTTTGAGTTACTGATTTAACAAAAAATGCAATATTTTGAATATTTTTTAATCCATAAGTTACAGTTACTACATCTCCAACTTGAATCAAAGGATTTCCAAATATGTCAATTGTAATATCAGTACTGAAGGCTTCTGTTGCGTATCCTATATTTTTTAATATTGTTTCTGCAGATTTTTTAGATTGAATCCAATCTGATTGCAATTCTATAACTTCATTAATATTTTCTGCGTTTAAAACTTTTTCTATAGTCAATTGTGGAGTTAGGGTAATCATTCCTCTTGTAGCCATTAATAATTGAGCATGTGCCATTTGGCTATATGTTGCACCTGTTTGAGTATAGACAGCATACCTAGAGTTATTAACTATTGCAAACTTTGATCTGTAACCAGTTGAAGTTACATTTGAATATGATAGTGCATCTTCTTTAACACGCACCAATTTAGGTTCTGTTTTTATATTTTTATTTGGATAATAATAATAACTATAAGAAGTTTTAAACATCTCAGCACCCAGTGAAGGTGTAGGAGTTAATTGAACATCATAGACATTTAAACCAATAACTGATGGTCTTGATTGTACAAAAAATGATTTTTCACAAACATTTTGATTTTGTATTAATGAATTAAGAAATTCTCTTGTTTGGAAATAATATTCAACATTTTCAAATACTGGTGTTTCTGTTGCATATACTTCTAACAGATTGGTTGTTAATGAAGTATTTGTAGTAGATCCTGTAAAGAAACCAAAATTTGTACCGCCAAAATTTGAAGGTAAAGATGAAGATGCTGTATCGCTTATCCATTGATGACTATATACATATTGGCCAGATGTGTTTAATTTATTGGATAATCTCTCAAGATTAAATCTATTTTTGTTAACATAAATTACTCTTTTGCCTGGAACATTTACAAATTTTAGATTAATGTAATATCCAAGTTCATCATTATATAATGCATCTTCTGGTTCATTATTAAAATCTGCATGCAAATAATTGCTAATATCTATACTTTTTGTAAGTGGTGTTTTAATTCCAGCTGCGTCTACCGAGTAAATAGATAGTTGATATTTTCTATATACTGTATCTGATCCAGTAGATAGTAATTCTACAAAATATGTGACTCCCGACCCAGAGCTTGGCTTCCCTAAAAATATACCTGATGAAACATCTGTTACTGAAGTTGGAAATTTAAATTTTACTGAGTATGTTGAAAAACCAGTATCTTGTTCGTTTGCAGTAACCATAGTTTTATTTCCTGGGCTTGCACTTGTTACTTGTATTACATTTTTATAAACATTTAGCTCTTGTAAAGGTTTACCAATTATTCCTGATGAAGACATTTGTAATGTATTAAATTTTAATCTATAATCACTAGAAGAGTTCATAACTAGGTGTGCTTTGGCTTCTGTTCCAAACAAACCTCTTTGTACATTCACATATCTTCCAGTTGGAGTTTGTATAACATTTTGAGATCCCACCCTATTTGAAAAAGAACCGACCATAGAAGATAGTTCTGTTTCATTAGTTGGATAAATAGTTTCTTGACCCTTAATAATAACTCCATTTGGATTTAATGGATCTTTATCTTGCCCAATTAAAGAAAATTCAAAGTTTCCAGATGACATAATTTCGCCTTCTATAATACAATATCCATTATGATTAATTGTATTTGTAAAGAACATGCTTTGAAGACCACCTTGATCTGTTTCATAATAATTTTGAGATAAACTATTAATTGAAGTTTTAAGAAGGTTAAATGGAACTAAATCTTCAGAATCTTGTTGCCAAATAATATCTGGGGCAACTTTTAAAATACTTTGTGATTTATTTGGATCGTTAATTGCAATGCTTCTTTTAATTTGAGGAGCTCGATAACGCATTAAAATTTTACCTATTTTAGTTTTAATAGTTTCATTATAACCATTCTCTATTATATTTGCATCGTTTATGTCATACGAAGAAGTATAATTAGTTAAAATATTTTGTAAACTTTTAAAACGCATAACCCCATATTCATCTATCCATGCACCGACTTGATATGACATAAAAGCTTCTTGTAAAATTTTATACAATGTTTTACTTGCTGAATCTGCAAAGAAAAAACTTGTAGATATCAATTGATTGTTACTTGTAAATAATTCTTTTAACTGATCATAATCATAATCAGTAAATCCTGTAAAATCCAATATGTTACTAAAAACATTAATTAAACTTTGATTTTGAGATACATAATCTGAAACTGGCAGCGATTGTAAAAATTTCATTATGTCAAAACAATTTACTTTAGTTGATTTAATATCTTGATTGTCCCAAGCATCTACATAGAATACTCCAGCTGGAATTATTTTATTTGATAGTCCTGGAACATAATGATTAATATAAAACTTAACATTTTTTACAAGCATTCCAGCAAGTGGTGTTATGTAAGCAAGTGTATTTGCATTTGTTGAAAAAACTGATAATGGTGCATTTCCTGCACCAGTCAAAGGTATGTTTGAAAAAGTAATAGTTGCTGAATTTGCAGACATAGCAGAAATTGGCAAAGGAGTATTATTATTATCAATTTCTTTTTTAATATCATAATCTATTACAAATGATGACATATCTAACTCAAGCCTTGGAGATACTTCAATTACTTGAAACCTTCTTAATTCATCATATGAGTCTTGACCTGAAGATAAGTTATAATTTGAAACTGGGGTTGAGGATACTTGAGTTACAACAATTTTATTTATACTTTGATATCCATTGACTTTATTTCCAGATACATACATCGATATATTACCTGAATCATCAATAGTTGGCATATTAGAATTACCCGTTGGTGTCCAAGACCACTTAGAATTTGTCCATGTAGATCCATTCCAATATAGAATACATACTCCAGCGTCAGATATCCATGAACCTGGTATATTCAATGTTGTTACTGGAGTAATTAAATTGTTTGCAGTATTGTAAAGTTTTAAAATAAGATTATCTGGTTTTGATTGACTTAAATTAAACTTAAGAACAATTTTGTTTGCACTTAATAATTCTGGATAAAAAGCACCTATTGATGTATTGCCACTTGTTTTTTCTGAAACAAAATACTTATACTGAGAAAATGAAGTAAGTACTCCATTTTTAAATATTGGATTACATTTAGATGGCATAAACAATGTTCTAGGTGCATATACTACTGGACTAACAGGCATTACATTATTCCAATTTCCCGATTTTACTGATGTTAAATCAATAGTTCTTGTAATGCCCCCAGATTCATTTGGGGCAGGAATTGCTGAATTTCCTGAATTAACATAACTTTCTCCAGGTCTAAAATATGTAAATGCGTTTAAAGTTGGATATAGTTTTCCATGCTCATAGTCAAATTGTGTAATTTCATAAATTTGAATTTGACTTACAAGAATTCCCCATGTCTCTTCGCTATTTAAAGTATTATTTGTAAAATCTAAAGTTATATCCATGTCTGCGTATGGGGCATCTGTAGATCTTTGACCTACAACCATTTCTACTTTTTGCCAATCAATATTATCTAAAACATCTGAGCTTGATCCATTAAGTATTGAATCTTGACTTGTAGCCTGTGTAACAAGATTTATAATATTATTATTTAAAGATTTTGCATAAAAAATAACCTTAAAACATTTATTTGTATTTTGACCAAATTTAATTTTGTAGGATGCAGATCCATTAAAATTGTTATATTTTGCTAAATCAACTTTACCATTTACAGTAGTTGGAGTTATTGAAAATTGTAAAGCATGTCCTGTAGTAAATACACTAGTTTTTTTACCAAGGCTTGATGAATATATTACTGATACTGATGATGAAGATTTAGTCCAATCTCCCGCATTTAGCATTTCTGCAGTATTTATTGTATTTCCTGATCCAGCAAATGTAACGTATGGGGCTAGTACAAGATTATAATTCCACTCTCCAGATATAAAGGGAAGAACATTAGCTGTTCCACCCTCAAAATAATTTTTTGTTGTTGTGTCTGTTGAAAATAGCATTATATCTCCGTAAAATCTATTTTAACGTTGACATAATCATATCCAGTACTTGCGCTACTACTCACCATTCTTTTTTGAACATCGTAAGTAAAACCTGTCATGTAAGCCTGAAATACATCTCCTGTTGTTTTAAATGAATCAGAATATGTTGAATTGACTGGTACTGCGTTATAAGTTGCAGTAGTTTCTTTAGCATAAATTAATTTAACATAAATAGGCAAAAATACATTTCCATCATAAAATGACTTCATCCATGCTGCTCCATGTCCACCTGCACTATAATCTACTACATTTGAATCTAGGGAAGGAAGGTTCTGCCAATCTGTTGAAATTTTCTTCTTGCTTGCAATAACATATTTTCTAAGTTTGCCGTTTGCCATGCGTTGAGAGGTCTCTATGTTTTCATAACTAATTTGAATAGGAGAACGGGAATGATCAGATAACTTGTACCATGTTGAATTATCTAACGACACCTGAACACCTATTGCTATTTTCATTGTGAAACAAACCTTCTATCCGTACTTGTCATAGCAGTATTACGCTTTATAGTATCCATTACTGCTTTAGCAATATCATTGGCATCTGCATTAGATCCCGCATTTACTGTAATATTGAATGTACTACCCATTATACCATTATTTTGGCTTGCAGGAATAATTGCTTCACCTTTATGTATTTGAGCAATCATATCGTTAGTAACGTAATTTGTTCCTACGTCAAATGAAGGTAATTTATAATTAGCAAATCCACCTTTTGAAAAATGAGGTATGTGACCAGAAGGTAGTGTACGAACAGCTTCAAAAACATATTCACTTATGAATTTAGAAAAATTATTACCACCTGACCAGTATTGATGTTTTCCTTCCCCAACAAATTCACCTGTCCCTGGAATTTTGTGTGCAAATGGATTAATTTCTTTTAAAACATATTCTGTAAATGGTGCAATAAATTGTTCTTTGTCAGCTAAATTATATCTATTTCCACCTAGGCCTAAATCCATTAGGTTTGAAATTCCTTTAATATCTTTACCTAAAATTATTTTTGCAATGGCATTCATTTCTCCACCACCAGTTCCACCTTTTGCTGCTATTGATTTAGCCCACTCTAGGCTATCTGTGGCAGATTTTCCAAGACCTGGTATCCATGAATCATTAATATTAATACCTTTATCAAAATCTCTAAACGCTGCTGCTGCTGGGTCATTAAAATTTGGTGCTGGTTTTCCAGATTTTGCAATTAATTCTGTTGCATTTGTTTTCCATCTATTTGTAATGCTTTCCCAAGGAGACCCTTTTTTATAACCCACAATTTCTGCCAAATCATTTTGACTGAGTGCTCTATATACAGTTTGATCTTTACCAATTGTTTTTCTGGTAAGCATTGTATTAATTATTCCCCAGTCTTGATTTTGTGCAAACATAGGTCTGTCTGTATATAATTGAAGTGAAGGAAGTCCTCCTGGAGGCGTATCAGTTTTTCTACCTAATTTAATTAATCTTAAAGAATCAGCAATTAGATCTTCATAATTTTTTATAAATATTGGTTTGTCTTCTAGCTTAAAATAAGGCTTTCCTTCAAAAAATTCACCACTGTTTATTTTATTTAAACTAGATCTATATTCAGCAATACTCGCTTGATAAGTTTTAATAGATTTAATTGTATCTGCGGATAATGAACGTGTTAAAGCTGAATGTTCTGCTGCTGGAACTGCTCCTTTTGTAGGAAGAAACATAGTTGCTGCAGATAAATAATCCATCCATTTTCCAGCTTTTTTATTACCAGTCTGTAATGAAAATGGACTTTGTGATGTTTTTCCTGCTAATGATCTATATATTGAAGGTATACCAGAAAATTCTTGTAAATCTTTATTTTGTTTTTTACTTGTGTTTGAAATGAATTGTGGGGCTAAACTATGTAATGCAGTTTGCCCTAGGGTACCTAAATTTTCAAGTAATCCCGTCATCATAGACCCTGTAGCAGATTTATTAGACTGATTTTTAAATTTGTTCCATAATGCTGATACTCCGCCTAAGCTACCATTAGCAAAATGTTGTGCATTTAATGAATCAAAAAATTCTGTGCCGTATTTACTTACCGTATCTGCTTTAATTACATATTCGCCATTTGAAAGGTAAGCGGGAATAGAATCAGATGTTGCTGTTCCTGCTCCTCTAATATGTCCACCATCTGCATACCCTCTAGCCTTAGTTAAAGCAGTTTTTGCAGAAGAAACTGCTTTATTATCAGAAATTATTAAAGAGGCTGGATATTTATCTAATCCCGATTTAGCTGTATTAAGTTCTGTTTTTGCAGAATTTAATGCTGTTGCTGCGGCAGTTTTAGCAGCACCTGCTTTTGCTTTATTATATTTTGTTTGTGCAGCTTTCATTTTTGAAGATGCTGTATTAAATTTTTTCTGTGCTGCAGCTTGTGCAAGCTGGTCAGATTTTAATTTTGCAGTTGCTTTATCAAGTGCTAACTGTGCTTTTACCATTGCAATAGTAGTTTTTTTAGCTTCTGCATCATTAATTTGTGAATCAATAGATTGGTTATTATAATCTGCCCCATAAATATTTTGCAATACGTCTGTTGAATATGTCTTGCCTGCAAAACCAAATTGAATCCCTTGATCACTATTATAATTAACTTTTTTAGCTTGTGCATATGCATTTGTTTTGGCATCAAATAATGTTTTTGCTGAACCTGTGCTAAAAGTAGTTACTTTATTTACTGTAGCTGAATTTGGAGCTGGTGCATTTGGGCCTTCTGCTCCAACATCAATATATTTACCTTTTTGAGTATCATAATTATATTGTCTTCCTTGATATGTAAATCCACCTACTGCTGCTGATTCTGGAAATTGTTGTACAAGAAATGATCTTGCCTCATCAGATAAAGTTTTATAGTCATTACCTTTTGCATCCTTTTTTGTAACCATCCAATTTTTACCTGTAAAACCAGATTGTCTTGCAGCTTTTTCTGTCATATCAGAAAGACCTGGTATGGCTGTTCCGCCTTGACCAGGGAGTGTAAGGTTTCCACCTTTTCCAGTGAGGCTGGTTGTTCCGTTACCATTTGATGATTTTACAGCAGTATTTGCATTTATAGCATCTGTATTTTTTTGTAAAGCTGCTTTATCTTCATCTAATGCTAGCTGCATACTAGATACTAATTCTGCTTGTTTATCTGCTTGTGACTGAAGATCATTAAGATTTCCTTGATTAGCAAAATCAACAGTAGTACCAGTAAGTTGTTGTTGTAATAATGCTGCTTTCATAAAATCACCAGAAGCGTTAGCTAATCTGATTTGATTTTCAAGATCTGTCTTAGAAAGATTAAATTGTTGTTGTCTTTGTATTTCTGAAGTAATATCTCTTTGTGTTTTTAATTGTTTATCAAGTATTGCTTTTTTATCTTTTTCAATTTTAAGAGATTTTTCTTCTTTTGCTATTCTATCATTAAGTTTTTTTAATTCTGCTGCAGAAAGTGTTGGTGATATTTTACCTGGATTAGTTCCTCCACCTGATTTTAGTGTTGCTGCATCTACAACGTTTATTGCTTTATTAAGTGCACTTTTAGGATCATTAAGTTGTTTTGCAAAATCTGCAGCATTTTCGAAAGCTAATGTTTTTCCAGATGTTTTGCCCATTCCACTAAAATCAACATTATATCCACCAGCAGTAAGTTTTTGAGCAACTGCATTTGCTGAAAAAGCATCATACCCCGCTTGACCCAATTGCACTACTGCTTGTGCAGCTTTTACATCTCCAATTCCCATTAAATAATTATATAACCCTTGAACTGTTTGTGATGCTGACAGTCCAGATTGTGCAATTCCATCGAGAATTGCTTTAAATTGTTCCCATGATGTTGTGTTTACAGCAAGATTTGATAAAGCACCCAAATTAGTTTGTAATGTTTTTGCATTTCCTGATGAGTCTGAAAGAAGTTTTTTAATTGCACCCAGCTGGGTAGGCAACGATGCAGATGTTGATGCTGCAATATCTGAATGTCCACCTAAAACTAGAATTAATTGAATCAATTTATCTGCATTTTCTTTACTTATACCATTAATTGCCATTTGCGTATTAACAAAATCTTGAGCTACTTTAGCTGCAGATCCTGAATTATGAGTCTCTTTAATTTTTTCAATTATTAATGATAATGGATCATTTGTTGGTAACGATGTAATTAATTTTTTAAATGAATTAAGTTCATTATTTGTATATTTAAGATTTGAAGCTAATATCTCTGATTCACCATCATAGGTAGTAACAGTTTGTGTAAAATTAGATAATTGATGTTCTGTATTTGCTATAGATTGTCCAAAAAATTGCATTGCATTTGTGCTTGCAGTAAATGTTGCCTTTGCTTGTGCTTCATGTCTTTTTTCAATTTCAATAAGATGTTGTATACCACCATATGCAAATCCTGCAACTGCTGCTGCACCTATAATATATGGGTTCATAGTCATAGATGCCATAGATGCCCATGAAGCTGATGTTCCTAATTCTTTTCCTACTCCTGGGACTTTTGCTAATTGCGGGGTGATCATTGGTGCAATCATCATTGCAGCCATACCAGCTCCCGCTCCCTTTCCTATTCCACCCTTAAATAAACCTTTAAGACCTTTTCCACCACTAGCACCAATTTCTGCAGCACCTGCTAACTCTGCACCAGCTATTATAGTTGCAGGGATTTCATCCTGAATTCCTTTATCATAACCAATTCCAAACCAACGTCCTAGCATTCTTGCAACAAATGATGGAGACTTACTCTTTTGAGTAGTTGCAACTGCAGTTATTGCAGCATTGGCAATTTTTTTACCTGCTACTGCAACTAGCGTATCTTGAGATATTCCTAATGCTAATCCTTGATTAAATTGTTGACCTAATTTACGTGCAACGGCTGTATACTCAGCAGATCCTTCTTGAAGAGTAAGAAGTTTATCTCTGCTATTTTTAATCTCTAGCATTAACGATTCATTATCTTTCATTTTTTGAATCTGAAGAAGATTTTCTTGTATCTTTTTATATTCTATAGTTTGTTGTTTACCAGCATCTTGCAACATTTTTAATTCTTGCTGAAGTGTTTTTTGATATTCTACTTTTCTTGCATTAATTGATGTTGGGTCAAAAACTCTATCTGTAGCATTGACCCCTGGATTATCTTTAGCCCATTGTTTTACTTCAGTTAAATTTTTTCCTGAATTACTTGGAGTTACATAATTACTAGCTATAAGGTCTTCTTGAGCTCTTAACCTTCCACTTCCCCTTGCTTCAAGATATTGATTGGCGTGAAAAGCTGTTCTTGTTCTACCTTCAAGTATAATTTTTCCATCTTTGTCTACACCTTTAATCCATTTAGATGTAGGTTTTTTTCCTTCTGACCTAATTTTTGCAGCATCTGCTTCTACTTCTTTAACTATTGATTCTGTAAATTTTCCATAAAGCTGTGTTCCTATTTTACTATGTGGCTGTTCACCAACACTTATTTTTCTAAACTCTTCTTCTACTACCAATTGTTCTTCTTTAGAAACAGTTAATTTTAATTTATTTGCTGCTTCTCTTAATTTTTTCATTGCATCTTCAGTTAATTTTTCTGGTTTAGAAAATAAATTAAGAAGTCCATTTTCAGCACCACTGCCTAATCCTAGTTGTGATAATAGCCAAACTTTTTGATCATTTAATGGACCTGTAACGTGTGATGTTCCAAGATGTTGTAAATCTGGTTGAGTATAATTTTTTAACTGTTCTAGAGCTGATGGAGTTGCACCAATTGCAGATATTCTAGATTCTGCTTTTCTAGACTCTGATGCAATTGCCTCTCTATTTCCGCTTGCTGCAGATATATATTCTGCTGAGCCTTGTAATGTTGCTGGGGCTCCACGAGCTTTTGATCGATCAATAGCCATACTTTTAGAAGGACCAATAAAAGCTATCTCTCCATTTTCCATTTCTCCTTGCTTATCATTAAGTCCGATAGGTGTGTTTGGCTGACCTTGTGGATGTGGATGATAATGTTTTCCTGCATTATGTTTTGGAAGTGTGCCTTGAATCATTCTAGAAATAAATCCTGAGTATTTCATTGATTGTGGATAAGGAATTACTGCTTCTCCTCCAGTAAGTAATGCTGGATGAATATCTCCTTCTGATGGATTACCCTTTACAAATCCACCTGTTGCATATTTTGTTGGTCCCGCAAAACCTGGGACTCCTTGTGCAGACCTTGCAATAACAGATCCTATTCCTCTTGTTGCAGACATTGCTGCAAGCATACCTTCCATATTAATAGTTAAATTTTTAATTGCTGAATTTAATAAATCAATTGATTCTACATTACTCATAAGACCTGCATCAAAAATTTGTGATGCATTTTTGGCAGCAATTAATTCAGGTGTAAGCATAGTTCCTAATGTTTTTCCACCAGTTGCTAGTTGCTTGAGATTAAATGCACCTCTTATTAAGAAACCAACAAAGTTGCCTAACAGACCAGTTAACATGATAATTGGACCAGCAAGTGCTACTCCGACTGCTAGGGCACCAGCTAGTGATTTAAGTGGTCCTGGAAGTGAATCAAATATTTTTGCAATAGAATTTCCAAAATTAAGTAATTTAGTAGCAAAATCAAGTATCTTTTCGCCAATTGGAATCAAATTTGCTTTCATTGATTCAACTGCACGTTGAAATCTTCCAGTTGTTGATTCTATAGCAGTATTTAATTCTCCTTTTGCTATTTTAGATAACTGAGTATCTGTTGCATTGGCAAGTTCAAAAGCTGTTTTAGTTTGACTATTTACTGCACCTAAATTAGTGATTAGTGCTTGAATTCTTGCTTCTTGAAATTTACCAAACATTTTTTCAATTAATTGTGCTTGTGCAAGTGGGGCTAAACCTTTTAATGCATCTTGCAATGCCATGATCATTTTGATTGGATTTCCACCCGTAGATGTTGCTATAGATTCAACACTAATTCCATAATCCATAAATGCTTTTTTAGCAGCAGATGTTGGGTTAATTAATGAAGCAAGAGCAGACTTAATAGCATTAGCAGATTGAGCTGCTGGAACTCCCGCCTCTTTCATAGCAACCATCATAATCGCTGTATCTTTAAAATCTCCACCTAATTGCTTTACAATTGGTCCTACACGTGGAATTCCATCTACTAAATCTTGAAGACTTGTAGATGTTTGGTTTTCAACTGCATTAAGAAAATTTACTGCGCCTGATAATTTTTCTGTACTTAATTTATAAACATTTTGTAATGATATAGTTGCTTGCATTGCTTTTTGAGTATCTAATTCACCTAATTTTGTAAGTCTCATAGATTCTCTAGTGGCTGATAATAAATCTTTTCCTTGTAATCCCGTCGCTGCTAGATCTGCAGCCATTGCTGCAGTATCTTTAACTGCCATACCCATAGATGAAGCAAGTTCTTTAGATAAAGATAAAACTTCTCTTTTAATTTCAGAAAGTGCTGCTTTTGATGGTTGAACTAATCCCGTACCATATACTTTTTGTAGGCGAACAAGTTCCGTATTAACATCTTTAAATACTGATGTAGCCTGTTGTCCAAATAACATTAGTGGTACAGATAAGCCAACAGTTAATTGACGACCTGCCCACTGTGTATTTTTACCCCAATTGATAAGAGCCTGGGATCCTTTGTTTACCGCAATAGCATATAGATTTGCTTCATTTGCTGCAATTTTAGTTGCATTAGCAACTTTATTTATAGTAGTTGGGGTAAATACAGATAATACGCCCTGTTTAGTAGGATCGTTCATTATTACAGAATTTTGTAATTTTGTTTGCTCTATTGCAAGTGCTTTCATCTGAGTTGTAGCTTCAGATGATCTACGCTTAATTATATTATAATAGTCAGTTAATTTTAGCTTTCCCGCTTCAAGTTGTTGACCAAATTTTTCTGTTTCTGAGGTCAGTTTTACCGTTGATACTGTAAATTGATTAGTTGACAACATTGTCTGCTTGAAAGCAGCATTCATTGCATTCAAATCTTTTGCCATGTTTGGATTTATTCCAACTCCAGCAAGGTTACTTTGAAGTGCTATTACTTTTTCTTGTAATAATTTGATTTGGCTATTTACGGAAGAAAAATCACCAAGGGCTACTATATTAAGTCTTAGATCCAATTAATATCACCCCCCCATTTGCATAAAGCCAAGTCCTTCATCTAATCCGAAGCCTTCTTCTCTTGCAACAAATTTTTGATTCAAGTCCAAAACATCATTTAAACTATCTTCAATTGGTGTTGAATCATCAAGATCAACCCCATTTATTGCTGCAAAAAACTTCCTTTCACGTTGTTCTTTTTCTCTTGATGCTTTCAATGTTGCCATTAATTCATCAATTGAAAGATTACTTTCTAGCTCATCATAATTTTTCCAATGACCGAGCAAGAAAACTTCAGACTCCAAGGAGCTTAGATCTAGTCCGTCCCAACTAGAGCCGCTCCCAGAAGGTTTGGGTCTGTGAGTTTCAAACCACCAGCAACTTCTAGAATCTTCATCATAGTAGGAATTTCAATTACTTCTTCAAACTTATCTCTATCTTTTGCAAGTTCTGGCATAGTTGTTTCCAAGCAAGCCATAGCTGCTTCAATAAAAATTTCCATTGCTGCATCTTCTGATGCATTTTCTTCAAGATCCATCTTTTGAATGATTTTCATGAACTTTCTAAGTTGCTTGATTGCAAGCGGTTTAATGACTAGTTCATCACCATTTGATAATTCAATTTCTAATGTATCGTATACTGTTGTTGCCAATTTATTTCTCCTTTGTTTATTAGTTAAATTATACCAAAATTATTAATCAATACAAATTCAAGACCCTCCCGCTTTGGCGGGAGGGCTTGATTACTATATTAAGTTGTATTTGTTTTCGTTCAATATTGATTATGAACCAAAAATGCGATCAATTACAACACCATATTCAGAACCTGCATATGATGTAGAACGATCATCTGGTAAGCAACGGAAATTCACTGGGAATACTGTTGCTCCATCACGTTTCAATGAATGAGCTGTTGTGTCAATTGATACAACACGACGTGCAACATATACACGCTCTTTTTGTCGAGCTGTACTTGCTGCGCCAGCTGCAGAAACCTGTGAAGGAGCACTACCAACTGCAACTAGAACACGCTCTACTGGAGCATCTCCAAGAGCACCTGCTGCCATGCTTAATGTAGCACCAGTATCTGAACCTTGTGGAGTACTTGTAACTAATGTATTAATAGATGCAATTGTGCTTGCATTTGTAGCAACATAGTATGAATCCATTTGACCCCATGAAAATGTTAAGTTTTCAAGAGTAGCTTCTGTTAATTCTGTCTTAAGCATTACCTTAAGTGATTGCTTGAAAAGACGAGCAGCATCAAGAAGTTGATCAACAACTACTTCGCCGTAATTTGGTTCGTAAGAAACCTCAAGACCTGTATTTGTATAACCAATCTCACGATAACTAGCTGAGCGTAGTAATCCCTGACGAGCAGAAACACCTGCTGGTAGCAATGTTGTTAAATCTGAAGTTGCTGTGTTTGGGCGAGTTTCACCATTAGTTGTACTAATGAAGATATCTGCTGCACCAACGATAATATTTTTTGTACTTGTAGCCATATTTTATTTCACCACCTTATTTTATTTTTGTTTTAAAACCTCAAAATCCAATAGCAAGATAACTTGCTTCCTCAGAATAAATCATAGCATATTTGTATAATAAAACAAACTTTTATGCATATCTTCCAGTATCTGAATCTAGGTCTCTAGTATAGGCATAAAGTATAGAAATGCTTGCATTCATAACTCCGCCTTCATTTACATAGGATTGAACAGGATCAGCTGCCTCAAGCTTAAAAAATCTAAATGTGAATGGACTGGTTGAGGAAAGCTGTAGATTTACTTCTTTTGCAGATTTATCAAATCTTCTAAATACGTCTAATATGAAGTTTATAATTGTTTGAATTTGTAAAGCATCAGTAGATACAATATTAAAAGTAACTATTTCTTCATTCATCCACCATGCAACGCTTGTTGGGTTCTGCATAACATCATAAATTAAATATGTGGTTCCTGGTAATAGGTTATTAAATTCTGGTACCTGTTGTGCGGGTATAATGGGCACTAGGGCCTTTGTAAACCCGTCTGCCATGTAATCATTAGGGTCAAGCAAGTTAGCTGCCTGTAATTCGCTCCAGAGCACATTCCTAATGTCATAGAACGCCACCTTTGTATAATCTGCTGTCATTGAATTGCCTCCATTCCACCAACAAATGAATCAACTACTCTTTTAATTGCTAGCTGAACATCTGTTATTCCTGAATTTTTTGTGTTTAAAACTTTAATTGTTTCATCAACTATTTTTGGATACAAATTACTTGAATCCATAATTGATTGAGCATTCCTACTATACCACTCAAACATGAATTTTTCAAAAGAATGAGTTACTTGTTTTCCCCCAGGATTTAATATATTTATAGTAGTATTAGGTTGAATAAATTGTATTCCATTCCTTCCTAAAAATGCCATCATTTTTCTTGACTCTAATCTTACTGGTTTCCCGTTTTCCATCATATCCGCTTTATTTCTAAATATGTGCCTTGCTCTAACAACTTTCCCCGTCTTGCCTGATCTTTGCAATTCTCTTGGGATAGGAACAAAAGTTTTTGATGGTAAAAATCTAGATGAAACAACTAATGAATTATTAACAAATGCTACTTTTTCAAGTACAAATAATCTTGACTCTTTATGTCCAGTTTTTCCCCATTCATAAATGTGATGCATTTTTTTGGGGTTAAGCCTGGAATGAGTATCTACTGCAGGTAAAAATCTATTTTTAAGTATAACATACGCTGCTTTTGAAATTTGTTCAATATTAGATTGATTTATTATGCTGTTTAAAGCAGCATATTTAAGATTAAGTTCTTTGTTTAACTCATCAAGACTTTTTTGTTCAATTGACAGTTTTATCATTATTTTGTACTGGCACCCTACGTAATGTGGACTCGTAATAAGAAATTTTACCAAATGGATCTAAAACTGCATGCGATGATGTTACTTCAAATATTGTGTCTGGTTGATCATATTTATCTATTTCAACAAATACCTTTTTTCCATTACTTGACCTTATGCCTGAAACTCTCCATCTTTTACTTAACAATTGAAGGCTTTTAACTTTAATCATTAATCCTTCATCATATCCCGCTGTAGCATTATTTCCTGGAGTAAATGATTTGTTATCAGATCTTGTGCTAGTTCCTGAAGTTTTAAAAGGCTCAATTTTGCACTGCATTGTTTTTTCATAAACCCATTGTCTTGAAATTGTTCCTGTATTATCGTCTTGTACATTTTGTTGCGTTAAAACATCAGCTTTCATATTCATAATAGAACTAACATATGAATTAGCTCTCATTATATTACCACTATGTTGAGATTACGATAAGTATCTAAAATGTTGTCTACGGCTATATTCCCAGTGCCATTAAACGCACCACCAGCCATTTCAAATGAAATTTCGCTTAAATCAACTCTCTTAAGATATTTGTTTCTCCAATTAAAATCATTAGAAATAATGTCATTAACTAACAGCATGGCTGCTATCTTAATGTCTTCTGGGACATATTTATAACCAATATCTCCCTCAAATTTATATCTTGATTGATCTCTAAATTTTCCATAATACATTATTGTGGGATCTACTTGATTATCATACCTTACATCCCAGCCTGGATTTACAATCCTAATAGCTTTACCCGTAGGACTAATTTCTACTTCAAACCCAAAAGAATTTAATGCGGGGGTAACAGTATTATCTACTACTAGCAGTCCGTTCTCATAGACTTTTTTAAGAGTTATCATTTTTTCAATTAACTCTACGGAATCACTTCCAATGCCTACTTGTTCTTGTGAACCATAATATCTTCCAAATGTCTGCATTGTGTACCCATCAATTATGGTACGAGCAAGCTTTTCAGCAGACTGTATTTCATTTGGATCATAATAATTCATATCTGAAGGCGTAGAACCAAGTCCTAGAAAATCAATAATTTCATTAATATCTGCATATGTTGTTTCTACTTTATAATAATCTGTTTGTGTTCCAGTGACGCCATTTAGCGTATATGACCAAACTACTTCTAAAACTCTATTTGTGTTTGTTATATTTTGATTTAAAAATATAGAATATTCACCTGCTGTATCACCCGCTGTTGCAGATATATTAGAATAACCTGTTAATGCTACAGCATTACTGTCTGCATCATAGACTGTTGCCCTTACAATTCCTGAATCTGCTGGAGTTAATACTCCATTACTATATATGTTTAAATATATACTTGATTGTGAATTCCTTGTTATATTTTGCAATCAAAATACCTCCGTTATGCGTAGTACTCTTGCGCCTCTCGGGGAGTAGCAAGGCGAAAACCGTCTTGTGTATCAAAAATTCTTTGTGCTTCTGATTCTGTCATAGCAACAAATGGATGTTGTTGGCTAAATGTGTAGCCCATAACTTGGTATGAATGGTTATCTCTATCCATTTTAACTAGCACGGCATCTTGTGTCTTCATGATTTTCTTTTCTCTTTTTTGTTTTTCAAACTCTGGAATTTCAATTTCTTCTTTTTCAGCGTTACTAAATTTTGCAAACATTGAATAGGTAATTCCTTCTTCTTCTAGCAATGCAGCAATCTCTTGCTTTGTTTTTGCTCCTGAAGTATCTACACCAAATGAATCTGCAGCTTTTCTTAAATCGCTTACTTTAAGTTCTAAAAATGACATTATGTTTCCTCTCGTTAATGTTAATGTAATTATATCAGAAAATTGTTAAGGGAGAGATATTTCTATCTCTCCCCCAACTTGCAACTATCTTATTAAAGATTAGTATGTGTATGTACCTGAACCACCTAGTGTTCCAGCTCCGTGTGTTACAGAACCGAATGATCCACCAGTTGAACCTGATACCTTTACGTTCTTAACGATAACATGTGCATCGTAGTTTTCAACTGCACAACCAACACGGATAAAGAGAGTGTACTCAATTGTATCCTTCTTTGGTTGGAACAGACGATAAACAGTTACGTCACGCTTGATACCGATAATAAAGTTTTGAGGGAATGTAAGATGTACATCACCATGCAAACCTGAAGTGCCTGCATAATCGCCTGCACGAGTTTCGTCCATCAAAGGAACGTTAATTACTGGAATACCAAATGCAAATGGAGTTACAGTACCTGGACAACCATCATTTGCAGCAACATCACCACGAATAACGGTTGAACCGATATCGAATGGAGTAGCTGTTGTTGAAGATGTTAGGTTGTACAAGTAATCCTGTACCAAGTTAGATCCTGTGAAGAATCGTAGTTGGTTACGGCGTTGCTTGTACTTACGAGGCAAAGTCTTGATTGCTGTATTAAATACAGCCTTGTCAAGTCCCTGACCTGCTGCATCGACAACGTGTGCGTTATCGATTGCCAATTTGCGGAATCCCTTAAATGCGGATAGCAACCCTGTGCTTGATCCAATACCGTTGATGAGAACATCCTCGATATCGTTACCAGCTTGGGTAGCCATAAGACGTGCAATGTGATCCTCTAGATCTGGACCTTCGAGGTTATCCTCAAGAGATTCAGATGAGAGTTCCCAGTCAAGACGCAATTTGCGTGTTGTTAGAGAGATCTTTGAAAATGTTGCTGCAGCGTTTGTAAAATCAGCATCTGCTTCATTAACATAGTTACGAGGATTATCCTCAGAAGCTACAGTCATAATTCTTTGACCTACTGAAACACGATCAATTTCTGTAACATTAGAGCGCATACGGATTGTACGAGCTGCCTTTGCAAGAATTGTTGCATCCCACATGTAATCTAGGAAACGATTAGCTTGATCTGGATATAGGAGACCAGTACCTGAAAGGGTACGTCCGTCACCTGAAAGATCAGAACCTGAAGTTCCAAGATTTGTTGTATCAATTACTTTTTGTAAAAGTTCATTACTCATTATTTATTTCACCACCTTATTTATTTTATTTAGTTAAGCTATTAACACCGAGGAAGTGTCCTTGCCATATACTTTTTTGGATTTGTGTTTCTTCCATTGACCCGTTAAGATCACTGGACTTCTTTACTGCGGTTGCGGATTCAAAGCCCTTAAGCTGATGGTCAACATAATCAATCTTGCCATACATATCCGTAATCGTCTTTGTCATTTCTTCGCTTTTTGCCTTTAGTTCATCTATCGCTTTACCAAATTGGCTTCTGGTTTCCTCTACCATGCGATAAACATCTTGAACTGTAGCAGCCTGTGATGCAAAATTCTTTTCAATAGAATCATTGAAGAAGGATTTAAGGTCGCTTACCATCTTTGTGAAATCAAGTGTATCCTCGACCTCTGAAATAGCAACTGCCTTTTCGATTGCTTCTCCCGCATCAACTGCTGTTTCATCAACAGCAACAACTGCATCAACTGCAGCTGGGGCTTCAACTTCAGCAACTTCTGGAGTTACCTCTGTACTTGTTTCTTCTGTCATTTCATTACCCCCTTCATTTTTCTTAATCGCCGTTGTTACATCTATAGGCGAAACCTTTTTTTCTTTATTTTGATCTGGATAAAGATTAATTGTTGCTGTTGTATCTACAACATTTCCAGGAGCTGCTGATTCTGTTGCTGAATGTGATGATGTTGGAGCATCATCTTTCTTAAAATAAGAATCAATAACTTTTTCAACTGCTTCAAATTTTTCAATATCTGCTTGTTCTACCCATCCAATTGAAGTCATGGAATCTCCACATACAACACAATCCTTTTGTGTTTCTACTGATGTTGATGCAACTTCATCTTGTTTGCACCAAAATACATTTTCTGTAATAAGTCCTTCTGCCATCTTTTGAATTGAAAAAATATTTGCTAAAGGATTTGCTGGGGAATCTACTAAACTCAACTCATGCAAATCATAATTATGGATAACTCTGTGTGATTCCCCGCCGTCATCTGATTTTTCCATTTTAGCATCTACAATATTGCCACCAATAGAAAATCCTGTGTATGTGCCATCTAAGCACTTTTCCCATGCATCTTGTGCACCCTTTGAAATATAGGCTGTTACATAAACGCCATTGTACTTTTTGCCTGAATCTTTATCAAAATATGAATCTTCTTTAAAATTAAGCATTTTGCCAACTGCAGATGGACCGTGCATTTCTCTAATATTTCCACGAAATCTTTCAAATGCTTTTCTACTTGCTTCAGCAGTAACAACATCTCCGTGACGATCTAGGTTATCTAAGGAAGCAAATCCAGACACTGTTCTTTTTTCTCTATTCACTTTAGCAATAGGAAAAGATAAAGTCATTGATGATTCGCTGTTATTCCAGTACGTTTTTTTAATATCCATATGTAAATAAATAATATCAAACATTACAAATAATGCATAATTTTATATGATATTATTGTTGCGATCTCCCTTCACCTTTTGGATTTCTTCCCGTTCCCATTTTATCTGGGGCGTTAAGAGTTCTATTTTGACTTCTTTCTTTTCCGCCATTTGCATCTGATGCAGCATCAAGTGCAGCTTTTGGATTGAGTTCAAGGACTTCATCTCCACCTGATAGAGGTGCCATGCCCTTGCGAGCACGTACTTCGTTAGGTGTAATTACTTGATCCTTAAGCATTCTATCATCAATTCTTGACTGTGTTTCTTCATCTGTAAGTGCCAATTCATTAAATCTAAGCACAAAAGCATCTGTAAATTCTTTAATAATAAGGTTTAATTTATATTCAAGCTCTACCTGCCTTGGTCGACAAACTTGTTCTTTAAATGTTTTATCTGCATCTTTAGCATTTGCCAACGATACGCCTTGTGGCATACCTATTTTAGAAATTGGAACTCTATGAGCAATAAGAATACGATCTCTATTTTCTACGGCATAGTTCTTAAATGAAGAATCTTGCATCCCCGCTTCAACTGCTTCCATATTAAATTCTACACGGCTATTTTCTCCATCTGAAGGAAGCGGGATATATAGAGTTCTATGGTTACGACCACGCAAGCCTGTTTGAAAGAACTCAAGCAATTTGCGCTCAGAATCTGCATTTAACTTAGCACCCTTTACAGTGATAATATAGCGTGGAACTGCTTTATTCTCAAAATAATCTAGGTTGAATCTCTGTGCAAATTCATCACCAGCAACTGCATTTTTGGCAGATAGAATATCTGGAATTCCATAATATGTGTTTGATGGAGTAAAAATTTTAAAATGAATTACTTCATTTGGTTGTGGATCTGTACCAATCTGGTCTGGAGTTTCTGTATCTCCAAAATTCCTAAAAAATGTATAGCGGTTATATACAACTTGAACAAAACCATCACGGTGACGACGAATACGCATTGTTGTAGTAGGAATATGTCCTACATAACCAATTTTGCCTGTTGATGTACGACCAATTTCTAGATATGCGTTACCTGTTGCCTCAAGATCGATAAATACTTTTTTCATATTTTCAATAAAAGAATCATCAGAATTTAATGATTCAAAATATTCACGTAATTGTACTTTTGCATCTTCAATTTTTGAACGTAATTTATCAAGCTTTTTTGGGCTTTCCATTGCTTCTTCAACTTTTTTAGTTGTTGCCCATGTTTCTTCAAATTTATATCCTAGACCAACTACGTTAGCTGCCTTAGCATTAACTGCTGAGTGATGATATGGTGATACATCATAAAGTTGTGCCAAATAAAGCATGTTGTATGGAGGTTGTACAATTTGAAATAATGAATAACCTGTAAGATCTAGAGGGTCTAATTTCTTTGATTTGGCATCTTCTACGCCTGTAAATGATTTTTCTAATCTAGTGGCTTGTCTACGAAAATTAGAACTAAGTCCTTCTGATTTTCTAATGTCCCCCCAAGTTTTTGCAAATGGGTCTTCAAAAGAATCTACAGCCGAACCATTCATGCCATAATCAGCATTTGATCTAATATTTACTAGCTGGCTTTCGTTATCATCATCATTCATGATTGTTATTTTAGGCGATTCCACTGTCTCTCATTTCCTTTACATATTCTATCATTGCTGGTAAATCTCTTGGATCTGGAACAAGTCCCAGTTCTGCTCTTTGTTTTTGTTCTTGTAATTCTTCATCTGTAACCTGTCTATGGCCAGAAAAGAATATTGGCTTTCCTTCATCAATTCCATAATTTTTAGCTGCTTGCTTTAGCTTCTTTATCTGCCTTATATCTCCACGCATTGATTTAATGCTTAGATAGTTTCCATCTTCGTCCATAACTACAGACTCATCTGGCATTTGCCACACATAGAGGCCATAATTTACTTCTTCTACTGGACTTACTTTCATTTTTCCCATAAACTGATTATAGCCTATTTATTTATTAAGCCATAAAATATGGCATTTATTTGTTACAAAAATGCCTATAGAGTTACATTTGTTGGTCGTGTGTATGACAAAATAGGATTTCCACCGTTATAAACTGTACTTCCGCCTGATAGTTCAGCAATAGTACCGACTATATTTGACGATGTGGCTATATCTGTAGTGTAGTTAACCTGTGATGATGCTGCTGATAAATAAGACAAATATCTATTCTGGATATCTGCTTGTGACAAAATAGAGGGGTAAAGCGTAATAAATCCGTAAGTTGCAAGTGAAAAATTGTTTAACCCAATGTCTCCGCCCAGGTACATGGGCGCATTATGTGCTAAATTATACACGCAAACTATGTGATATGACTCTCCTTGAACAAGATTTTTTACTCCCGTAAAAATAGAACCATTTACATATACTGCTCCAAAGCCATATTGCCTTAAACTTCCAATAGAATCAAAATATAAGGTTGCAGTAATTCCTTTTGTATCAAGAATTATTTGAGCTGGTGTTGAAGTTAATCCATCATATCTAAACCAGAATTCAACTGTTTGTACTGCTGATGTTTTTACTTTAGGAGATATTATTGCTACGGAATTTTTATTTGCCACCTTATCAATTTTAATGCCAAAATTACTTGATCTTGCAAGAATGTTAAAGAAATTCTTTTTAATTGAATAAGTATCTCCCGTGTAACTTCCCATTCTTGGAGATAATAAAAATGCTGCTCCATCTGATAATATATCTAAATCTTTATACATAGCAATCATCGCATTATCTACTCTCGGTTGCTTTGCATTTGATGAATCACTTGTAGAAATATTTAGCTTAAACATTGTATTTGGGTAAGGTATAGTTGAATCATCTGCAAAATGTGTTGCGGGATAGCCATTAGTAACTTTGTTCCAAGTAGTACCTTTATCTAAAGATATCTGTGCGGTTACATTCTGATTTGTACTTAATATTGAATTATCTGAAGTAGCTGAATCCCACGTAATTCTTGATCCCACCACTTTACTTAATAATGAAGAAGCAATACTATAAACCCAAGATCCTTTTTGAGATATAGCTAAACTATTATTAAAAGTAATTGTTGTATTATCTTTTTGTCCATATAAAGTGTATGTAGATGGATCTTGATATTTTGGAATTAAAGATATATTATCAATACTTCCAGATAACGGAAGCGTGGTAGCAGAAGAATATTCGTTACCAAAGTATAAGTTCATATTAGTATATGAATAACTTGGCATTGTTGTACTAGCTGCAGTTCCAATTGATGAGACATATAGTTTAACATTGCTTCCATCTATAGCCATACCAAAGTTATAAGTTGCATTTGAGGTTATTGCCGTAGATATTTGAGCAATTATATTTTCTGTATATCCATATGGGTATACATTAGATGCTTTATGATGATATAGGGTAAGTTTCTTGTCAGTGCTTTGTGCTAGGTATAACCATTCATCACCGTTTATTCCATCCATACCAAAAATTACTGCTGGACTTGATCCAGTATTTGGTATCCAGTTAATTTGTCCTACTATAGAAAAGTTATTTGGTCTGAAATAATCAGAGAAGTTTTTAAATTTAGCTGAAGCATTATTATATACAGATAAATCGCCAGCAGAAGTGTCTATATAACTTGTTGCATAACTTAAAATATCTTTACTTGTTGATGCATGGGCAGTTCCTGTCCAAGATTGACTTACACCACCAGTTGATCCATCAAAATATTCAGAATTAACATAATCGTTGGCGGTACTTCCTGGTTGCAAAAGAACATTGTTTACATATGCTATAGTTCCTGATGGCCAATCTGCTGCTTCCCAGCCAATATCTAACCGAACAACTGTCCCTGCCACTGCAGATTTAGTAAATGTTCTTGTAACTCTTGTCCATGTATAAGGGGTAAGAGAATGTGTTGCTGGTGAGTACTCAGCTCCACCATTATCACGAATAACTGTTCTTATTGTTGTTGCAGTTGGTGAATATATATAAGCACTTAATGTATAAACTGTAATTGGAATTAATCCACCTACATTAGTTCCACCAAAACAATAACCAGCATCTTTTGTAATAAGTAATGCTTTATTTCCATATTGGGATGTAATTGCTTTTTGTTCAATTGTTCCAGCAATACTTCTATTAACATCCCAACCAATTATATTATTTTCAAAAGATGAATTATTTATTAAATTAACAGATGATGCTTCTTCTGCTATTGTAGAGTCTATATAAAGTGGTGCTACTTGATATGAGGGGGAAGCGTTTGTAGTTCCTTTCCATGCATACCCCGTAGTAGATCCATCAAAATATGAAGAATCTGCAAATGTATTTAATGTAGCACTTTTTTCAACCATAAAACCAGTAAATGATACATTAGTTGCTGCTGTACCAGACATATCAATATGCCATTCTGTATCGGAATCAAAATTTGATGTTGCAGTAAAAGTATTTGAAAATCTTTGCCAGGTTGATGTAGGGGTAAATGATACTCCATTTGCTGGATTATTTAAAGATGATCCATTAGAAAACCACATGTTATATCCAGTACTAGATCCTGAATTTAACTTAGCGTAAAATGACATAGTATATGTTTGACCAGCTACAAAAAATCCATTTGCTCCTTCTACTTTACCCATTAAAAAATTCCATGTTCTTGCTGCATCTGCAGGTGAATTCACATTTATTGCTGTTGTAATTCTTTTATTTGGAACATCGGTTAATCCTGTTAACCTTGTTAATGTTGGAGCGGTTACTGAATAATTTTGGTGCCATCCAGTTAAATCCCTTGCCATACATGGATTTAATGTTGCATTATAAGAATCTGCAACTTCCATAGATACAGCATCAATATATACTGGTGGAGAATCAATAGATGTAGAAGCATTGGCAGTTCCAGTCCATCTTTGAAAAGTACCACCTGTTGATCCATCAAAATATTCTGAGTTTCTAAAACTAGTTACTGAAGCACCAGTTTGTAGCATTACATTATCAATATAAAATGCATTTCCATTTACTGGAGTTCCTACATATCCAACATTAATAACAACATACCCAGGGCTTGTCACAGTAAATGTATTACTTGCTACATTCCAAAAACCATTGAGTGTAGCATTAGTAGAAGAGTTGCTTGTTAATAATGCAAGTGGAGATGAGTTTGATTCAGCTTGAATATAAACTGCCGTAATTCCTTGACTTGCAGCACCATATATGCGAGCAGAAAGGGTGTATTGACCATTGGGAAGGTATGCTTTTAAATTTTCAGTTGCTCCATATTGATAACGAAGTGTTCTTGTGTCTGCTGGAGTTCCAGTATACGTAACTACACCCGATGCTTGCCCTGAATAAGAAATTGCTGTAGTTCTTGCTAACGTCGCTGGACCAGTAAGTACTGACCAGCCAGTTGTTGATATATCAAAAGAACCAGTTGCAACATAATTAAAAACACTTTCTTGTTCAAAAACTGCTGCATCAAAATAAGCTTGAGTTCCTGCTGTTGGAGTTGTTGTAGAATAAATTGTTGGAATTGCTCCAAGAGAACCTACTGGGGCAACGGCAGTAACAGATACACGAGTCCACCCAGTGCTGTTAATTGGAGTTGTTGTTCCTATAATTGTTCCGACATTGCTTCCAGCAGTTAAAGAATTATAGAATTCAACTCTTGCAGCATATGAAACAGCAGTATTGATATCTTTTACATACATCGACCATGTATATGTTTGCCCCGCTGTAACTGGAAATCTTCCTGCAGCATATGTAGTATGATATGGACCCATTGCTGTTGTACCTGATGATGTAACTAATAATGATGCTGTGCCTGAATAAAATTGTGCTGTTGACCGAACAGTTGCAGATGCCCCAATAGTTCCCCAACCAGTTAAATTAACTTCAAATGAAGGATTTTCAGATAAATTTTCTCTAAACGGAAATGGAGTTGTTGCTGATTCTTGCAATAACATATTTGGAATTGAAGCATTTGCAGGAGTTGTTCCTTTTGAATAAACTTTTGTCCATGTATTTGCTGGAACTAATGTTGTGTCTCCCGTAATAGTTGATAAATATGTTGAACTTGAATTATATATATCAAGATAATTAAATACTGATATTGGTACTGGACAATAAACATATTGACTAAATACCATGCTCTTGCTTGGGACTAAAGCTTCTGCTGCAGAATTTCCACCAACTAAACTTAAATATCTAGCACCTGTTCCTTTTCCAGTTCCCGCTAAGTTTTTGTCTGATTTTGTACCAGTATATGCATAGTCTGTACTACTTGAGTATGCTGAAGTTTTACCAACTCCAGCATATGCACCAAAATAAGTAGTTGCGCCACTTTCAAATCCTGGATCTGGAAATTTATTTATTCTATTTGTGAGTGATGGTGAGTTTGAATTTACTCTAAGTACCCATGTTCTTCCCGCTGTTACATTTGATGGATATGTCATTGTTTTTGAAACTTTTGACCATTGACCTCCACTTAATGTTGGATTAACATAAGATACTGTAGTTGGACCACCACTTGCTTCATCTGAAATAGAAATAGTTTGACCAACAAATGGTGAATCAACTTGACAATAAACATAAGCAGATATAGTAATTGTTTTTCCTGATAATGCTACTGAATCTGGTATGCTTATGCTTGTCATAGCTATGTTTGTGTCATTTAAATAATCTCCTGCTTGTGTTTTCAAAGAATATGTTCCCTTAAATCCTATATCTGCAGATTGAGATAATAGCATAGGAGAACCTGCAGACCAATTAGCAAGACTAACTTCAAGTGATGGGTTATACAATAAATTTGTTCTTGTCACAGTAGTAGATTCACGTTTTTCTTCAGTTAAACTAGGTATTGTTTTTAATGTTAATCCATCTCTATCTATAACAAGGTTATCTATAAGTCCTTCATTATAATTTCTTGAATCTGAAAAGTCTCGCTTAAAAGCAAACATATTTTCTGTTTCTTTAATATCAATTAAATATCCATCTGTTTTCTTTATATAATTTTGCGGGGAAGAATCAGTAGTTCCCCAGACCATATGAGATTTAATTAAATTATCTGATAGTACATAATCATAAAAAGCAAGATCATTTAGTACAAAATTATTTGTTGTTGGAGATGGACCTAGTTCATATCTAATAGTAGAAGATGAACTATACGGTGTAGAAAATACAAAATTGTTAGATAGAGTCATAGTATCTGAACCCATAGAATTTACAGAAACTTTAATCTGATTATTATTATATGAAACTAAAATATGGTTTTGTGAATCCCAACTTTTTACTTGTTTAAATGTAGTATATTGAAGAGCTGATGCAGATGCTTTATTTTGTCCATAAATAGTAAAATAAATTTTGTCATTATTGACATATACTTGACCAACGGTTCCCGTTGAATTTTTAATAGTTATAATATTATTAGTAACGGCGGGATTTTGATCAAAAGAAAGCCAAAACTCCATAGAGAAACTTAAACTCTCTGTACCATTATAAAACATCTTATATTTATTAACTGGATTAGATATAGATAAAGTAGAAAATGATGTAAACTTTGCACCACTTAATTGCCCATCATAACTTGAATTTGTTACAAGTGGAAGAACATCTTGCAAAGCAACAAATGATCCACCTAATTGAAGTGCTGAATTTGCATTAGTAGATGTATCATTGATATATTTTTCATTAGGGTCGTTATATGACGTATTAATATCATTATATGTAATAACATTATCGCTATATGTTAATGCAGCAACAGAATTTATTTCCCAAAAACCTACAGGAGAGTCGTTTAGGACTCTTTGTCTATATGACATTTAGCCCCCTTTTTACATTGCTATTGTTCGAGATATCTCAACTAAGTTTGTTCCATTGGATATAAATTTAAATACAAAAGTTTTAGCACTAACAATTCCTGTTGCCAAAGTTCCTTGTGATACAAAACCAGTACCAAATGTCATTGTATATGAAGTTGTTCCACTTGTTAATATTATAAGAGTACATTCAATTCCTGCTGCTGGAACTGTTGTAGTAAATGATGCTGTAGCATTTGGAGTAACTTGAACTTTATAATTTGTTGATAATGCAAGTGCTAATGTTCCAGCTGTTAGCGTAGTAATAGTTCCAGTTTGATTTGTTCCGCCATTTGCTATAGGCAAAATTCCAGTTACTCCACTTGTTAAAGGCAAACCAGTAACACTAGTAAGAGTTCCAGAAGTAGGAGTTCCAAGTGCACCATTAAATAAAACAGGTGCACCCGCAGAACCAGTATTAATAGCAAGAGCAGCAGCTATACCAGTACCTAAACCAGATACGCCAGTGCTAATAGGAAGTCCAGTACCATTTGCAAGAGTAATAATTGGAGCGGCTCCAAGTACCACTGCTCCTGTTCCAGTATATGTACTAAAATCTGTTAATCCAGCTTCCCAAGCTGCTAATGTATCTACCGTAATATCAATACACGTAACCATTGCAGTTGTTCCTGCAGGTACTGTAATAATTGAAACAGATGTACTTGAAACAACTGACAAATTACCAGTACTATTATTTACAATATGAAATGTCCAACCTTGTGCTAATGTGGAAGTTGAAGGAAGCTGAACTGTTTGAGCTAATGTTCCAGTAAATTGTTGATAATATGAACTTACGTTGCTGAGGGTAGTTGTTGTTCCCGCTGTTGCAGTACTTGCGTACCCCATCAAGTTAGCCATAGCAGCTGGTGCAGTTGTCTTACCTGTTCCACCGCTTGTTAATGGTACAGATGAACCTGTACCTAATTTTGTTTGTATAGCTAATACTGCGTCATTTAAATTAGCATGTTGATTAGCATGTGGAACTGCTGTTGATCCCCCTGCGGTAGCAAGAGTATCTGTTGAGACGGGATTCGTAAAAGAATCCAAAGATGTAGGATAATTAGTAGCCATTGTACTCCTAGTATACCAAAATATTTGCTAAATGCTATATTTTATAAATTATAGTTATTCTACAGGTGGCCTGCCATTCAGGTTCACTCTCCCCTTAATATGAATTAATTATATTATATTAGTTAATAGACAAGAATCCCCATGATTCAATGCTTGTAACTCCGCCACCTGCATTTATAGCGTTAGAAGTAATTGTACTCAATGCATTTAAATAAGAAGATTCACTATAATATATAGGGCTTGCTAGAGGTCCCGCCAAGGCAATTGTCCACGCAAGGTTAGCCGCAGTGTCAGAGGTTGTAATTGTATTGGTACCTGAAGCGGTACCCACTGTGCCGTTTGTTTTATCTGCAATTGCAATGCTTTCACCAGCGGTAGTTGAGGGGTAATCAAAACGAGAAGTTACACCACCTCCAAAAGTTGTTGTTTCTGTTGTACCAGACAAGAACGGCATTGATACATAAATTGCTGTTGTATACCCAACAGTTGAAGTAACTGATGGTAGTACTGCTCCGCTTGAAGCGGCTAGTGAAGAGTTTGAAACTGCGTTAATTGGAGAAGGGTTGGTTCCATTATAAATTGCATAGGCTAAGTTCCAAGAAGCAGATGTTGTCCATGTTGCACTATAAATTTGATAAGATTCAGATCCGTCAACAACTCTATACCAAACTGCTCCAGAATCGGCGGTACCATTAACCTGAAGAGCTGTTCCTACAGAAGTAAAACCTGAAGGAGATGTGCTTAAAGTAGCTGCAGCAGATTTATGAAGAAAAAGTAATATTACTTGTCCTGGAACTACTGCGGGAATTTGAACAGATGCTGTTGTTCCCGATCCGCTGTTGTTTCCAGAAGTTATAAATGAAGGATAAGTTTTACCTATATTTACAGGATATGCCGTAGATAATACTGCGTTACTTAATGAAGATAAAGTAGCAGATGCAGATTGAGTGGGTGTACCACCAGTAGCTGCAAGAGCTAAGCTAGTATTTGCAGACATTATTGAACTTATATTATCATCAAAAGTCCAAGATCTAATTATATTAGTTACTTGATAATTTGAATTTTGAGCAATTGTAGATGTACTGAATAAACCAGAAGAGAATGTGTTTTCTAATTCATCACTAAGCTTAAATAGTGGCAAGGCCATTTTTTAGCCCCC